TGCCTTTCCAGTCTGTCAATTCCTTAATCGTCTTTTGATATGCGCAAATTCTGTTTTTTTCTGCCATTGCCACACACCTTTCTGAAGGGTCAAAGCCCACAAGATGAAGGGCTCCATTTTTCCTGAATTCATTTAATAGCCCTCCAATCGAGGAGCCAATGTCGGCGATCTTCGCAGCACGATGTTGAATCACAAAGTATGGCGTTAATCTTTTCGCAATATCTTCGTAGCGGCCCTGATCGATCTTACTAATCTTTCCATGTTCGTATTTCGACATTTCGGCATAGTAGGCATCGAAATATAATTGAGGCAGTGGAAGATCAGCGTAAATACCTCCGCATTTTTCGCAAGAGACGATATTGTAACCATCGAGCAGCGAGCCTTTATCGTATCCAGCAAATTCTTGCTTAAAAAGAAGCTTGGGCTCAATGGTAAGGCATATAGGGCAATTTCGATTCATGCTTTCTCCTTGCTCTCTGTGCGCTGGAGGTCTTGCTTGCACTGAATCTTGAGCGCCTTCAAGGATGCAAGATATTTGGTTTCGTTCAAATAGGGATAGCACATCACCATACCAACAAGCGCCTCCCTCAGTTCCGTGATTTGCTTATCTTTTTCCTCAAGAAAGTGCTTGTCCATTTCAATGAGGGCGTTCAGTTCTTTGATCTCGGTGGCTAGCCGCAAAACGTGTTCATCGCCCAAATCGCAAAGAGCCTTCAACCCAGCGCATTCTTTTTTTCGATGCTCCAGGTCTATTTCGAGGCCGTTGATTTGGGCGGCTTGCTCGGCAATCAAAGTCTCCTTGCAAATTGTCCTCGTCTCGTTTTCTACGGCGGCGAGGATGGCGTTGTGGTGGGATTGGCAGGCTTCGTTAGGTTGTGGGGTCATTTGATTTGCAATACAATCTTCGTTTATGCCGGGAGGATAGTTATTACTCATTTTCGTTCACCGTATTTTTGCGAAGCTCATCGCGAAATCTACCTCTGTCGTGGTTCATCTGCAAAAGGATGGCCGTTCTGTCTGTAATTCATCCACCAAATTCCGCACATTACGTAAGCCGGAATGATTAGAAAACCATCCAAAAAAGCTAGTATTAGATATATCATCTTTGTTCTTTCTGTTGTTTATCCAACAACTCATTCTTCGCCTTAAGCTGATCTTTCAGAATAGTGATGAGGGCTGCACGAATTTCGTTTTCTTCATCCTTTGCTTTAGGTAAGTATCCCTTCACGCCCCGTATGAGAGGTGAAAAGTTGGTTGATTTTGGTTCATAAAAATAGTTGAAAATAAATGTTGAAATTACTGTACATGTTTCCAGCTTTTTCGATTGAAAACCGACATAATGTTACCCTGCGATTGCCGATATTTTAACATCATGGCGCACATGCCCTCCCACGATCCAGCTACGCTCCGAATTTCTCGCACGGCTTCGTCGGTAAGGGCGGAGTTTTTGCATTTTTCTCCTCGCAGTGGGTTTCCGCGATTTCTCCTTACCCTGTCCTCGACATTTTCCGCCGTCGTTCCGGCTCGGAGGTGGTGCGGATTAACACATTTTCTGTTGTCGCAAGAATGCAGCGCATTTAATCCTTCCAAATTTTTTCCAGCCAGCATAAGGCTTAGGCGGTGTGCGCCGAATTGCCGTCCCTTGCGATCCGACGTGGCTCCCAACGTCATGACTCCGTATCCATTGGAGCCAAGGGCGCCAGCCCATGGCCAGCACTCATTTGCCGTGCCAACCTTGACTTTAGACCAGAAATTTCTCTTCTCTTTTTCGGTTATTTTCATAAAAATAAAGTACAAGATTTTCTTGACACTGTCAAGAGTTATGGTAAGTTTTTCTTAACAAAGAGAGGCCAAACCCCCTCTCGAAAACGAAAGAAAAAATATGAGTGAATACATGTTCGGAGTCGGTGGCGGAAGCAAACTGACGGGCAAAGAAATCAAACGCAGGAAGGCGGCAGCTGAAAAACACGATGCCACCTTCGTTTATGGCGAAGACCCCGGCAAAACGGATGGATATGGCAACCAACTCTACCGCTGGTGGTTTGCTGGTCAAAATCGCGGCGAACCTTTTGACAATCGCCTTCGCCGGGATGTAGAGGCGGAACTCGCCAAATGACAGCCGCGGAATACAGAGCGGCTCGCGTTGATCGCGGGCCGCAGGTAGCCGTAGCGGCCAAGCTCGGCGTGGACTACCGAACGATCCAGCGCCGCGAAGCTGGGACGATTCCCGTGACGCACGAAGCAGAGTTAGCGATTTTGTCGCTCCCCAAACTGAGGAAAAAACGTGAAATATAATTTCAAATCCTTCGACAAGGAATTTCCCGATGACGCTTCCCTTTTCGCTTCGATGGTTTCGCGGGTGCCAAGCACGCTTTCGCAAGCAGCTTAAAAAACCGGGATTTATTTGTGTCCATGAAATCATACTATTCAAAATCGGATTCGTTTTTACGGGGCGTGAAGGGATACTTACCTTGCTCTATCGTGACGGCGCAGGGCTTCTTTTATCGTCTCGTTCAAAGCCCACTCATGATTTGTCTGGAAGCATGAAACGAGATTACTTTTATGCTCAATCCAAGACGCCTTGGCTTCACCAAGCTTTTCATTATAAATTTTTCCAAGCGTTTTCTCCTCTACTGGTAAAGGGGATTTATTACTAGGCGGATACCCAATGTCTTCTGGATTAATTGTCATTGGATCCTTGGTTAAAAGAGATGGTAAGTATCCCTTGGCGACACGTAGTTCGCTCTTGCGAGGCAATTTTTCCGGCGCAGAACGTGAAAGCAATTTATGCAAACCATTTGGATGCGGGATGTGGATTTTTTCACAGAACTTGAACCTTTCTGGAGCGAATGGCCTCAAGGAATTGAGTCGCTAACTTTTCGGAATCGCCTCGGCATGGGGCATCCAAGTACATCTCTTCCAGCGTATCCAGATTGCGAAGAACAAAGGTTCCGTAACCTCTGGCATAGCGGATTGTCCATCCTGACTTTTTATGTAGTTTTGTGGGTTTCATATATCCTGTATTGGACGAAGCCATTAGGCGAAAATCTCCTGCGGATGATAGCTCTTTGTCTCGAATTTCAGAAGCTTGTGCTCGCGAGGAACGTAATCTCCCAAGTGTTTCAAGCGGTAATCAAGTGTTTGTGCTCCCATATGTAGCACCAGGTCATCAGGAGACCAGCGTGAGCCATCTGTTGCGGGCCCATGCTTCGGAATATGCGCTCCATGCATGGAATTGAAGTATTTTGCCGTCACTACCTTTATTTTGGCGTCTGTGTGATTGACGAGATCGAAAAGTTTGCTTTGCAATTCAGTCGTGCCGTAATTGAAGCCGACTGTTGCGTAAAATTCGTAGTAGCTCTCGCATGGGCTGAGTAAGACGTTGAGCGCCTCCTGCTCATCTCGGAATCGAGTATCCGAGAATGCCTCAGTCAGCTTTTCCATCAGCTCGATGGTTCGCTCGTTCGCTTTCATCAGAAAGCTATCGCTCTGGATGACATTGCAATCGTTGGCGAATATTCCGTCAAAGTGATTGTCGGCGTAGTGGGCTATGTCCTTCTCAGGATTGGTCAGAAGAACATCTGTTCCGGTAAACCAGAGCCAGTCATATTCCGGCATCTTCTGAAGAGCCCTGAGCCATGCGGCGGGCCTTTCCCATGCCATTTTGCGGCTCTCATTCTCGTGATGAAGAAAGAATTCGCATTCGTATCCCCATTTTTTGGCATAAGCCAGCTTGCCGGGGTAAGTGATCTGAGCCAGGGACTCGTAAGCTCGGCTCCAGCCGGTGAGCATATGGATCATAATGGCCTCACTGTTGCGATTATGGAATCGCTCATGATTCCATAAATAGCCCATGCGCCATTATGTGGAATAACTTTAGCTTTTCCGCATTTTCGGAATTTTTTAGCCAGTATACAAGCATTGCGATACCCGCTCATTCCAATCGCGAATTCATCTCGAATATGTCTGCCGAGGCTTTCGATGCTAACCATGTTCATCTCGATCTCCCTTGAATGCCTTCCCCTGCCTGATGATTCGGAGCCTGAGCATTTTTCTCTGCGCAGGGCTGAGCTTGTGCAGGATTTTTGGCGTATTGCCAACCAGACAATCCACTAGCTGCCCACGGGATAAATCCAAGTTGAAGCAGAGCAAATCGATCCGCCGCAGCGTTGTTCTCAAGGTACCGATTGAGAATACCACTTCCCTGCTTTTTGGCCTTCCTCGCTGCATTCATGATTATGACTTCTCTCTTGTTGGAAACCAAGTGTAAATGATCTCGTCGCCCTTTTTCCATTCCCGGAAAGTGAATGGGCCGAGGTAGCCTTCCTTGACCAGATCGGCATCCTCCACAATCTCTTGCTTGAGCTGGCTTAAGAGTCCCATGGCGTAAAAAGTTTTGGCATCGAACTGTCTTTCAGGATCAGTAATGAAACGAGAAAACGCCGACTCCTGCATGTGGATGGATTTGGCCAAAAGACTTCCAGCTCCGCGACCGATGAAGTCGCGGAATCCTGTGATGAAAACCTTAAGCATTTCAAGATCGTCCATGTTGATTTCATTCGAGCAAAACAATTGAGCGCTTGATCCGGTCGATCTGCATGATGCGCGGGATTCGCCCCGAGGCCTGCATCTGCGCGATCCATTTCTCGGTATCGCCCACAACTTGATCCGAGGGGAGTAGTTCGCATAGCGTGCTGATTTCCTGAAGTTTTATGTTCGGGAAAGCTTTCTTAAGCATCCGAATCCTGATCTCCTGGGAAAGAATCAGCATCCGCATCGCCAGACGAATCTGCTCCTCGCGCAGAGGCTTGTGCTTGGAGAAAACGGAATTTAGCTCATCATTCAGTTTTTCGTGAGACAGAGTTTTCGCGATCTTGGAAAAGTCCTCGATACTGCGCTGCTCGTCATCGGCAAACTGCTTGAGTTCGTCGCGGTTCATTTGAATGCTCCCATGTCGAATGCGTTGCCAGCTTCCTTGCGGGACAACTTTCCGCAGACACCTTTGAACTGGCTTGAGTAATAATGCACGAACCTTTCGCGATGGCTTTTGGCCCTCTTCTGACTCTTGATATCGATTGTTGTGCCCGAACGGCCCCGCGAGCGCGGTAATTCATCTTTATCGGTGAGCTGCGTCCACTTGTCGCGAATCCATTTCGCGATGTTCACTTGTTGCCTCCGAAGTACCCGAAGCGACGAGCCTGACGACGCACGACATTAAGACGAGCCCCTAGGTCTTGCCGGAATTGGGGCGTGAACTTGACTTTGGGGTCTTGCTGCTCAAAGAAGCTAATGAGGTAATCGGCGTGCTCCAGGGCGTCGGCCAACGTGACGATATCGGTCTTCTCTTCCTTTGGTGCCGGAGGCGCGTCGTCTGAGCCTTCTTTCTTGGCCTTCGTCTTACCAGCCTTCTTTTGCTTCGGGAATTTGGCCTTCTTAATTTCAGTCACCTCCTTGACCGTAAGTTCTTCCTTTTCGGCCTGATTCAGGATCGCCTCACGATCCCCCGGCTCCAAGGCGGCCACGGCCATGTGATGATTGAAGGTGAGCTTTGCGTGACGGCGTGAGGGCGGAAACTCATTACAGACCCATGTAGCGTTGCTTACCGTTTTTTCCGTGTACTGAAGGGGCTCGATGGCTTGGGCAAACTTCTCTGCGTAGGTGCGCTCGCCGAAAATAAAGAGATCGCCCAAGGCCCAGAGACCATCAGCAATGACGGCTCCGTAAGACCGGACGGCCTCCTGATACGATTCAAAGGGGGTCTTGGGATCGATGGAGAGGCCCTTGTTTCCCGGCAGTAATTGGATGTAGTCGGTGTAGGGGCGGACAATGGTTAGCTTGCTCATGATTTCTTTCTCGTTTTTGCTTTGGGGTTAATTTGGTTTTTCTGTTCAAGATCGTTGGCATCCTGAAGTTCGCGGGCTTTGGCTTCCGCTGCTGCCTTGCCTTCATCGGTGTGATCGTAGACTGCTTTGAATACTCCGTTATCTCCGAATTGGTTTTTCGATCTCACTTGGTAGACGAGCTTGACGTAAAACTCACTTGCTATAGAAGGCATTGCGGCTCCTGGTTACTTCGGTGAGGGTCAAGAGCCATGCTCTTTTTTGCTTTGCCGTCAGGCTTATAATCCGCCTATCGAGCCATTCCCTGATCGAAAAGAAATGGGACAAGTTGGGATTGATCCGGCGATTGATCCATTCGTTGATACGGGTGTGGGCGATCCCGAGGTCTTTAGCCATGGTGAGCTGGATTGATGGCTCTCCGAGCTTCCTGAAGGCCATGGATAGGGCCTCAAGCTCGTTGAGGACTTGAATTAATTCTGGAGAATTTTTACCCATAACTATTTTCCCTGCGCAGGGATTACGCCTGCTTGTTTAGTTCCCCTATTCATTGCGACTACTATTACGCTTTGCCGTTATCCTGTCAACGATTATCTTTCCAAATCTCGGAAGTGAGTACGCCAAGCCTGATATTCAATCTGAAAGCGGTAGTCATCCTGGCCTTCGCGTTGCTTGGCAATGTGAAGGTTGTAGGTTCGCAGCGAGCCGTCCTGACTGGCATTGTCTTGGTGCATGAGAAGGATAACGTCCGCAGATTCAGCGATGGCCTTGGAATCCTTGAGGCTGGTTTTTGTCGGCACCTCATCTGACGGGCAATTGAGCTGGCTAAGTGCAAACACGGTGATGTCCAACTCCCCGGCCATTTCCTTGATGTGACGGGAAACCTCGGCCACTTCTGCGGTTTTGCTTTCGTCCGCCCGCTTGCTGCGCACGAGCTGAACGAAGTCGATGACGAGAAACTTGATTCCGTATTTTCGTTTCCAGCGGCGAGCGCGGCAGCGAATCTGCGTGATGTCGAGACCTTGCGTACAGTCGAGATAGAAGGGCCAGTCTTTGATCTCTTCCGATTTTCCACGGAGCGCAAGCCGCCTTTCTTCGCTCAAAGTTCCCTGAAAGAGATCGCGGGAGCCGATGACAGCCTCGCCCGAGAGAATGCGATAGCAGGTTTGCGTTTCACTCATCTCCAGCGAGAACATTCCCCCTGGATACCCATGATTGAGAAGATGGCGAGCGAACGTCAGGGACAGGGCGCTTTTACCAACACCCATACTTGCGCCGATGACGATCATTTGATCGCCGCGCCAGCCTCCGAGGATGTTGTCGAGCTTCTTGAATCCTGTCGGCATTCCTCGAAGGCCTCCGCCCTGTCGTGACCATTCGATTGCCTGCGTCGTTACATCAGTCAACATTTCGCTGAAGGGTTTTTCTTTATTGAATCGGTTGGCAGAGACTCGATCAAAGATCATCGATTCTGCCCGGTCGAGAACGGCGGGAATTGAATCTGGAAGCTCCGTTATATCTTTTTGAATATCTTCGCAGGCCCGCTGAAGTTTGCGTAGTTCACTCTTTCCCAGAACGATCATGATGTAGGAACCGACGTTGAGATGGGTGGCAAAGCCGACGAGCAACTCGGCCAGGATTCCGGGACTACCAACGCGCTCCGCCTCTTTCGTATTTCTCAGATAATTATCGACCGTCATCACATCGATTGCGGATGAGTGCTCGTAAAGGTCGAGCAAAGCCGAAAAGATGATCTGATGAGCCGGGACAAAGAAATCGTCGGCCTGAAGCGTAAGCACGACTTCGTCGATGACCTCCGCCGGTTGCGCCATCATACAACCAAGCACCGCTTTTTCAGCCTCAGCCGAATAAAGGTGTTCGACCGGGGACTTCCACCCCTTTCCTGTCTTTGGCATGATTCCGCTCATTTTATTTGCCCCACTGAGCCGCCATTGCAGCGGCAATGCCTTTGTACGTCCTCGATCTGATTTTCCAGCGATCCGGCCCCGGTGGGCACATGTGCACCTTGGCCTCGCGCCCTTCGACAATGTTCGTCGGCACGAGCTTGGGTAGATTCTTCAGCCAAAGGCACGTTGCCTTGGTTTCGCCGTGGCCAAACTGCCAGGGTTGAATTATCTGATCGGGTTTTCGATAGCGAGACGACATGATGCTGATCGGGTTTTCGATAGCGATACGAGGAATATTTATCTCGACAAGCTCCATGAAGAATCGAATGGCATCACATTGTTCTTTAATTTTTTCTTTGAACCATCTTGCGCCAAAGACAGCGAGGTGTGTGCATGGTGGATGAGCGATCATCATATCCCATTCCTGACGGAAAACGGCAGAGCGAATGTCCTGCTTGTAATGATTCCCTGGGATTTCAGTGTCGATCAAATCGCAAGACCAAGCATCGTGACCGCAGGCCTTAAAGGCGTCCCGCACCACTCCGCTAAATTCGCAGGCAACAAGGACTTTCACAGCGGTAAATTCTCCGTGTAATTCTGAAAGTTCTTCGCATTCCGCCCATCGGCAAGGACTGGCTCTACACCGCGCTCTTGGCAGGCGTGGATAAAGCCGTGCATCCATTCCGATGAGGCTCGACTGTCGGCTGGGTAGCGGCAGTAGGCTCGCTTTTGATTTTTTGCAGTGCGTCCGGCTTCGAGGCCTTGTTCTCGTGCCTGCTTGATGGAGGTTAGCTCATTGATGGAGGTCATGTGAATGGGAGTTCGATGGTTTTAAATTTGGAGTGTTTTTCTTTTTTCAATCCTCTTCCGGGCTTTATCGCTTTAGGCATAGGGGGGGGGCTGGTGGAATCTGTAGCGTGATCGGATTGGCGAAGCAGGGGTAATCCGACGCGATCAAGCTTGTGGCCTATTTTGCAGGGAACGAATTTGGGCATATTTCTCCGGTTCGATGTAGTTTGAAATTCCGCCAGTGATGTAGTTGATCTTGGATTCGGGTACTCGCATGGCCATGTAAGCCATGACCTTTACTCGATCCGCAGATTCAGCAATAGCTTCTTTAAGCAAACGCTGAAACCGTGGTAAATCGTCATCCCCTGATTTAACTGCCATAGCGAGATCATCGATGTGAATGCGCCAGGAATTATCCTCGACCGTTTTTCCCTGCGAAGGGATTTGTCCATTCTTTAGGAAAGACCCATTGCGAGCGATCCAAGCGGAAGCTGCCATTTTCCATTTTTTGAGTGGCTTGTTCTTTCCCTGCACCCATCCGTTAGCTTCATAGTGATACCAGAATTTCTCTGCTTCTGCTTCTGAGGCTTTTAAGGATTGAAAATGAAGCTTAACTTGAGTGAGAGAAGATGCCTTTCTGCCATCTGCATCTGCATCTGCATCTGCATCTGCATCTGCATCTGCATCTGCATCTGCATCTGCATCTGCATCTGCATCTGCATTGGCTCTACTTTGGTCTACATTTTCTACAGGAATCGTAACACCAAGCTTTTCAGCGCGTTCCCGTTGTCTGCGGTCATTGATATAGCGTCGTTTTGATTCCAAAATGCTCTCTTCATCGCGAACAGCGCGGTACTTGGCGTAATTCAAAAGCCGCCAGCCCCCTTCAATCTCTTCAATGCGCTTTCCTTCGTGATCTTTGGTGCGACTGTGCTCATCTGGCTCCTGAAAGCGCTGGAGAGCAGCCTGACACGACGCTAGGGGTACTCGGGCCTTGTGCGCTAGACCGGGCACGGAGGCCCAGATTCGGCCATGTTTATCGGCCATGGCCAACATGCAAATCCAAACTAGACGACAGTGATCGTCTTCTTGCCAGATGGTGGATTCCGTGATGGAGGAAAATAGCTTCGTGAATGTCATGCTCATAAATTTAGGTGACTATCCCTTCACGACACGTAACAGGGTTTTGGTTTCGGGTTTCCAGAAGGCGCACCAGTGCGTTTTCTGCGCTTTGCCGCTCGGATGCCCGAACAGCGGTTTGTTTATCGTGCATTTCAGGACTTCCGAAAGCGGAACGTCGCATTCGTTCCATTTGAAAATCAGGACACCGCCAGATTTCAGAACTCGGAAGCATTCACTGAATCCTCGCGAAAGATCGTCGCGCCACGTTTCCTTTTCGAGGCGTCCGTAGCTTTGGGCCATGAAGCTATTCGCTCCTAGAAACAGATGCGGCGGGTCAAACACGACCATCTGGAAAGATTCGTCGGGGTATTCCATTTCGCGGAAGTCGTGAACACGGTCCGGCAGGCATCGGCGCGTGCGAGCATCCTTGCCACTGCCTACAATCTTGTCAGGCATTACGCGGCAGTCTGCAAACAATACATTGGGGTTTTCCTTATCGAAGCAAAATTGCCGACCGCCGCAGCAGGCGTCCAATATCGGAGGTAAGTCTATATTTTTTTCGTTACGTGTCGTCATGGGATAGTCTCCTAAATTTAATGTAGACAATTCAATCTACGGACTCAAGAAATCACTGTCCCTCTCTGAACTGGTAAAGTTCGTCCTGACTCGCCTGAAGCAGCCCTGCGGCTACCTGAGAGGCCTTACGAGCGTGATCCCAACCTTCAAATGATTCGGAGTGAAGCACTTTATCATCAGATTGGATAAAAAGGTAGGCCGTCGTGTTTGGTCGCACGGATTCGAGCAGGCACGAATAGAGACAGAGAGGGTTATGAGTGATTTCTTTCATCTCCAGGCAATGGTAAAATCGCAAACGAGGTTGTTCTTGGCCCATTGCTGGGCTTCTTGGTGAGTCCAGAATGCCCGGAGCGCTCTTGTTTTGTCTTTCGGGGCATCGGATGAGGGATCGTGAGGAAAGACGTAGTGGCGGTCATCCTGGAAGGCTTCGCTGAAGCGTGGCATGTTGGGTGACTGGAGGAGGGCGAGAGATTGTTTCAATTCCAGCCCCGGATAAGCTTGGCATTTTCCCAAGCGGTATTAATTTCAGACATACCTTCGTGCGTTCCTCCAAGGTCGGGATGATTCTTTTTGGCCAGATGACGCCAGGCGCTTTCAATCGCTTCTCGCGGTGCGTTTTCTGGTACTCCAAGAACCTGCCACCAGGGCTTGAGGGTCATGGGAGCGGGAAGTGCCATATAGCCAGCAAAGGCTTGTTCTATGCGGCCTACGCCCCATCGGTCTTGTGCTCGAATAGATTCAATGTGCTTGGCGACGGCATAGACGTTATCCTCGACGCGATTCCAGCGGTCACATGCGAGCACGATAGGCTTGCCTTTCAGGATGAAATAGATGGCCGCTCCTGGGTCGCTAGGCTGTGCTTGGTTGCTATATGGTGTGCCGTCGAGCTTCAGCTTCACGTTTGTTGAGATCACGCATTTGGAGGCTCCTAAGCGCGTAAGCTCAGCCGTCAGGAAACTGGTAGCCTCATACATCGATTTTTGACGGGCGTTATACCGGCATGGACGTTTGAAACGACTTTCTTGCCGGGAGCTTTGGCGAGGCCAGGAAGACGGCCATGTGAGCGGATAGGCTTCTTGTGGTAAGTTCATTCGCGATAGATGCGTTGGTATTTTCTCTGCGGAGGGAAAGTGATGGAGACCTCAACTCGTTCGTCGCCCTTGGGACATTCACGGCCTTTGATATGCATGTCGGGAACGATGCGCCAGTTGTCGTCAGGGATGGCTCCAGAATCAACTAGGCAGTCCATGACGGTTTCCAGCATACCGCTCAAGTCTCGGACTCGCTTGTCGGAGATGTAGAAGGTAGCTGAGACAGTTGCTCCGAGAAATCGCGGGTCATGGCTTTCATTCTGGCCTTTACTTTTGGGTCGGTGTAGACAAAGCCTGTTTTCCCCGAGTGCTTGGCGTTCTTGAATGAGGGAATGTGACCTTTGTGGATCAGCTTTATAGTATTGCCCATCGGCTGACCGAAGATAGCCCTTACTCCTGAGAATGATTCGGATGTCTTCACTCAAGCGGCCTCCTGATCGGCGTTGCCGTAGACCGCAGAGCGCAGGATGCGATTGGCCTTTTGTAGTTGCGCGATTTCTTCGTCTCGCTTCTTGAGTAAACGCAGTAATCCGCTCTGGGCCCTTTCAAGCATGGTGATCTTTGCATTCTTATTGGCGATGAGTTTGTTGAAGTAAGCGATGGATTTCATTCAATGACTCCCATCTTGCGACCGCATTCCTCGATGACCTGGGCCTCGTTGAGATGATAGAGCACGGCAGCAACGGGATCATCGCGCCAGATGCGGTGAAAGCCCTCGCCTGAGCCTTCCTTGACGGTGACTCCGAGGATTTTACTCAGGCCGGTCAGACCTCCGATTTTCAGCTCGCGCTCCCCCATCTTATATTCTTCATCGAGATCGATGTAGAGGTTATTGTCGAAGTATCGGCCCCGGCGCAGTTTGGTCGCGATCTTGGCCCCGAGGATCATGGCTCTGCGCAAGAGGAACGGGAAATCGAATCCCGCGATGTAGTAGCCGATGAATTTGGATTTATTTTCCATTTCAATAACAAGATCGTGGAATTTATCGAGAGCCGTTTTCTCATCGAGGAAATTAAACTCAACCGCGCACGGCCAGAGCTTTACGGCTCTGATTTTAGCGATCTCTTCCTTCGTGGCATCGCAGATCGTGCAAACCGTAAGCTTCTTTTCCAAGTTGCGGATACCGATGATCTTGACCTGGCCTCGGGGTGCGTGGAGGGCGGCAGAGCTGATGAAGTCCTGCTTGGCGCAGCCGGCCTTGAGCTGCCAATCCTCCTTGGCTTTCTCGGTCTTGGCTTCCCACTCCTTGGAGGTCTTTTCGACCCAGGCGTGCTGCTTGGCCTTATCCCCGCCGTAGACCGGACATTTGCTGAGGTCGGGAGGCTCGGGGCTGGCAATTTCCTGGGGCATGATGGGATTGCGCAGCTCTTCCGGCATCATGGCGATGAGTTCGGATTCTGATCTCGGCACACTCTCAATATCCAGAAGGTATGCTTTCATTTGTCCTCCCTCTGAACCGTCACTTGCTTGATTTCAAGAGTCGCGTCTTCATCGAGATTAATTTTCGCTTCCAGCTCGTTTAAACGATTCTTGGCTTCATGTTCATGATCGAAGTGCTCGACAAAGAGGGCTCCAAATACTTTCCCGGACAGCTCCCACTTTTTGACCAGCTCAGGCTTGGCTTTGATGTGGACATTGACACGACCCGAGCAATCAGCGCCACGGAACCGGATGAATTTGCCATCTGCTGTCACGATGGTTACCTCTTCCAGCTCCTTGTAGGTGTCGTAACTAACAGTGATTTGAGCGCCTGGAAGCAGGCCTTGCACCGCTTCCGTGATGTCTTTTTCGGTATTGATCTTTTCTAACTTCATGTCGTCTCCTGTTTGTTGGTTATTATTTCGGCAGATTATCGAGTTCGTCTTCAACCAGCTTGAGCGTATCCGCCCAATTATCGAGCAGGTAAGCGGCCTCGGATTCCTGGATGTCAAAGAAGTCGTTGGCTTGGGAGCCCCCTTTTTTGGCAACAGCGAGGAGCATTTCGATGTCAACTTTCTCAGCTTCGGCTTTGGTGACGAGTTGATCGAGCTTGGAGGTTCCTTCGCCGCCCTTTTCGGCGCAGCGCATGACGAGAGCGGCCTTGATGAGTTTGGCGTCCTTTCCGGTCGGTTCTTTGCCGTCGTAGAACTTCCAGAGATCATCGAGATAGACTTCAGAGAGATCACCGAGGCGCTTGCCGTAGAATTTGTTTTTGCCGGGGCCCGCAAAGATCACATCCTGCCAATTAGTGATAGTTGGGGCATCCGGCTCCGCATCGCCTCGTTTTGGAAGGTCAGCGGCCTTTATGGGAGGCTTTAAGCCATTGGCGCGGGATTCGGCTTCCCGGCGTTCTTCGCGCTCGCTTATGGCATCTGGTGTGGCTTCTTGAGCCGCTTCTGGGCTGTTGCCCGCCTGAGCCATCTCGTCGGACGTGTAGAGGCCGGAGAGGTCTTGCGGGAAGGCTTTACGCAGGGCTAGGGCCTCGCAGCATTTACTCACCATCAGATCGGGCATCTTCGCCCACATGAAGGCGAGTTTTCGATCTCCGCCTTCTTCATTGGTGTACTGAGCGTAGGACTCGAAGCGGGCCACGGCTACGAGCGGCTCCTTAAATTCCTTACGATGGACGCCGATCTTGCAGGCGGCTGGTGGGGTTTTTTTAAGCCATACATCTGTCCAGTGGCCATCCTCGCCGCACCAGAGAGGCGCTGTCTGGCCCTGGTACTCGCCAGATCGCTCGGCCACTACGCGGAAACCGTCGATGCTGGACTGGATTTCCTGCTTCGATGTCCATTGACCGTTCTTTTTGCTCTTTCGGTAAGTGGCGTAGATTTGACGAGCGAAGGGGTCGAGGCCGGTGCGTTTGCAGACATTGACGAAAATCGCAAATTCATCTGCTGTTGATTGGGCGCAAAAGGTGCGCTTGCAGAGATCGAGCTGAGTCTTATCGTCGTACCAGTGAGTTTTGACTTGTTCTGTTTCCATATGTTCCTGTTTTTGAGTTGAGTTAAGAAGGATCGGGGGTGTTGTGAGCGACCATGGAGGCGCGAGGCTCTTTCACTTTCAGTTTTTGGCGCAGTAAAGTCTCGGCGTTTTCTGCCCGCAGGATGAGCCCGTTGAGCTTGTCCACGATGAGTTCTAGGCCGTTCTTGGCGATCATCTCGCGGACTGATTCAATGGTGTGGTATTTCATTTGAAAGGATTGGGGATTAATTTCCGGATAATATCGGCCTGCTCCCTCCGCTCGGTGGATCGAGCAACAGCAGCAGCAACAGCAACAGCATCATCAGCATCATCAGCATCATCAGCATCATCATCATCATCATCATCATCATCAGCATCAGCATCAGCAGCAGCAGCATCAGCAGCAGCAGCAGCAACAGCAACAGCAACAGCAACAGCAGCAGCAGCATCAGCAGCAGCAGCAGCAGCAGCAGCAGCAACAGCATCAGCAGCAGCAACAGCAGCATCAGCAACAGCATCAGCAACAGCAACAGCAACAGCAACAGCATCAGCAGCATCAGCAGCAGCAGCAGCAGCAGCCTTTCTATTTTTCTCGATCGGGTCTTTCAGCCACACCCGAGCAGCTCCTAGTGCCTTCGCGGGGCGTTTATCATTCAGGTGCTTTTTCTCGTAAATAGAAAGCACTCGTTCCGCGCAGGCAATGGCAAGTGTAACGGATTGCTCTTTGGACAATAGACTTCGGCGCTTCAAATACCAAAACATCCAATCTCCTCGCCCGCACGTTTCCCATGCTTCTTTTAAAGACGATTGACTACGCAGCCAGCTCATAGCCTCGCCGCAGGGTGCTAGGCTTTTAATTTCGGTGAGTTCTTTTTCCGGCAGTATGGTTTTATTCATGTTTTCCTGTTGTTTGGATCATTACGGATAGGCGTTATTTGGTCAAGAACTATCTCAGCAATTTTTTGAGAGCTTCAATCAGTTCAGGGACATTCTTGTTCTGGATAAAAATCTGATCTCCACTTTGGTCGATGACGATGCAGCCGTCTTGATCCCAGCCTTTTTCGGAATGGGATATTTCGATGTCGTCGAAGCAGTGTTCTTCGATGAGGATCATAAATCTCCATCGTCGAATGATGATAAGCCCTGAGCATCCAACCATGCTTTCGATATGCGTCTGAAATTTATCGGTAGATCAGGCGCTCCTGTAATAGCCTTGTGAACCGCTCCCCAAAAAACATCTTCGGAGCACTGCATTTCCTTTTTATTCCACTTTTTAAGATAAGCTTGGATTTTCGCCTTATCCATGCTCAACAATGCAGCGTTTCTATCCTGATGCCATGCCTCAATGTCAACGCTCATGGGTTGATTCCCTTGAATTTCTCAATCAGCGCCACGAGATCAGCCTTCCGGCGTGCCTTGGAGCGACCAGGGATTTGCATATCTGTGGCCATCTTGCGCAGGACTTTGACCGTGATGCGGATGAACTTGCCATCCATCTGAACGGCAGCACGCCAGGGCAATGCCGGAGTCCTCAAGGCTGGTGGAGGGTTGAAGAAGCATGGCCGAGAAGTTGGGATGAGTTTGCTCGGGGCTGTCATGGATTTGCAGCGGAATAAGCGGCGGCTGAATCCGGTGTGTAAATTGAAGGCGACGTAGGATTTCATTATACTGCTTATAGCCGGACTCATGCCAAGTAACGGCTATACGTTATTCTCAGAGGTAACTTTATTTTCCCTGCACAGGGACGTGAGCAAATATCCGCACATTCTGGTCAATAATAGCCAGATCAGAAGAGGGGCATACCGTTATGCGTTTCTCGCCAGAGGGCCCTTGCTTCCGCTGTGTCACACAACCAGCCGCGCTTGCGGGCCTCTTCTTTGTTTCTCTCGACCCAAGAATTGCCCTCCCAGCTCGTACCCATCCAAGTTGATTCTTCCAAGTAGTAAGGGCCCCGACGCCACGCGTGATGTATCGTGGTCGCGGCTCTGTGATGTGGTCTTAGCTCTCCATTGATGTCGGGCAACACTCCAGCAAGAGCCATAGGACAAATACTATTCTCTTGTTGTGATAAAAACCATTTCCGGCGTTGACCATAGATCAAATCCAACTTCTTACGTGATGGTTTTACCTTTCTCACTGGCGTTCTCCGCTCGATCCTCACGCTGCTTCGCTTAAGCGGAACTTTCCTCCTGATTGGCTGGCGACGTTGGATCATCCTGAGCTGTCTTTCTCCTGGTCGTTTTCCGCCACCATCTGGGTCACGAAGGGGTGCTTGTCTCGGCTGATTTTCGTAGAGCAGGTGCGCAGTAATAGCATCTGCGGCGGCTCATTCCCCGATTTGGCACAGTATGGCCGCACTCCAGTAGTTCGCGATACGTCCTCGGGAACAACGGGTCTGGATTCGGTATGACATTGAGAACCTTGCGTAAGGGCCACTTCTGGTTTTTTGTTTTCGATAGGTGCTTCATACCTATACGTCGTGGCCGTGACAGAGCTTAAGAGTGTACTTTGCTTGACCTGAATATCTTCGGGATCAGTCAGGCTAATCTGGAGATAGCGCGTGTCCCATTCCCGACCTTCCCGCTCCGTGCCGCAGTAGCGGTCAAAATGATAGCGACCCTTTACGGCGCTCCCACAGTCCCGAACATAATGCAGTGTCCATGGCTCACTCTTGCATTCCCTTGTCCATATTTTCTGCCCGATGTGGTAAATGCTCAGGTCAGCAGCCAAATCGCCCCGATGGAGATGATCGCCGGTACAGGAAATAGGGCCGTAATCGTCTTCCCCGTTCCAGTAGCCGGTCATTCTCGCTTGGAATGCTATCGCGCTTATACCGAACATTAACAGCAGTGAAGCAGTAAGTATCATTCTCATCTACGGGTTTTACCCCATGGCTCGCTGGCTTGGGAAGGCCTAATTTTAGGCATGAGTATTTTACTTCTTGCCTTAATTCTTATTTTCGTGTTCGGCGGATTCGGGTGGAATCTTGGTGGCCCTTGGGGCGGCGGATATGGCATCGGAAGCGTGCTCTTGGTTATTCTCCTGCTCTATTTAATCGGCGCTTTGCGCTGACGCTTCTCTCTGGCCTTTCTGGGCCTTCCGAGTTTTGCCCCGATTTTCTTGAACAGAAATAAAAGCGTTTCGTCGTCGCAATACCGAATCAATCTCCAAAGTCCAATCGCGCTCATGCGAGCATGGCACTGACCAGGATGAGGATGAAAACAATGCCGATGAATAGGACGCCATAAGCGATGGCATCGTTTATCCAATATTTGAGGACATATTCCTTGTCGTAGTTTAGTTTCATGGAGTCTCCATCAGGGCTGCGGTTGCGTCATATCGGGCCTTAAGGCCGTTGTAGATTCCGGCGTCCGACCAAGCATCGTACATCGTTGTCGGGATGTGTCGCAGGGCATCGGCCATCCCTTCGTAATCCTTGCGCGGCACGAGAGAGCGGATCACGCGCAGATCAACTCGGCTGTCTCCTGATAAAGCACTCCCCCGGTTGTAAGTCGTGGCCACAAGCGCGGAGATGGCGTTAGATCGCAGGTTGTCGGCTCCTGGATACGTCCTGATGGTCAGGGCATATTCATTGGCCACTTCAATCTCGCGAAACTCATCTAAGGCAATCGGCCAAGTGACTTCGATGTCGCGCACGGAGCGCAGAATGGATCGGGCCTTCTGACCGGTAATGCCAGCGACTTGGGCGAGGCGATTAGCCGCTTCTGCGTCGATCCGGCTTGACCAGTCTGAAGTGATGCGATCTGCCGTCTCGTAGCCACAATCCACGCCGCAGGCTATCGTGACGCCGCTCTGTCCCCCAGGCCATGTCGGGAAACGCTCTGTCTTGTTATAGTAGCCCTCATCACCGACCTCATAGTAAACAATGAGGTTGAATCCCGCATCGCTCAAAAGAGCGTGAGGCTCCTGGAAAAGAGGCGTTGCCTCACCCTGCTTTGATCCGCAGGCCGTGAGCAAGAGGCATGTGGCGAGCAGATACCATTTCATTAGTGGCGCAGATAGAAATACTCGAACATCAGAATCACGATGAAAATCAGTATCGGCTTGGCACTGTCCATGAAGGGTCTGCCAGCCGCCAGCCATTCCTCGCGATTGAGTGAGTAGTAAAGGTGTCCGTCGAGGCTTAGAGCTCCGATAGCCGCCCAGAGAATGGGACTCTGGTTGAGGATGACTCCGAGCAGCTCGCTAACGTCGTCGGCAGGAGATCGGCCTGTGCAGAACCTTACAACTTCAGCGAGAGTGATTCCGGCAATTATGATCGCCCCCGGCCAAAGCCAAAGCTCCCGGAAGTAGGATAGCAGAGATGCTAGTTTCTTCACAGGATATGGATGATGAAGGCCGCGAAAATGAACGCGAGCGTTACAACCACGCCGATGAGGATGTAGGCGCTCTTCGGGTGTTCGTGCTGAAGCGTTTTAAACTCGGTGACGGCTTCCTGCTCGACGGCCATCACCTTCGGTGCCGTGGCTGCGGCGAATTGCTCCACATCGACCACGATATGACCCAGATCAGATTCGATCACGGCAAACACTCCGGGGCGTGTTTTGGCCGTCGTGATGGTCGGGCCTGATTGGGGCTGCGCAGGTACTTGGGTAGCCCCTGCGGTTTCAACGGTTGGATCGAGTAGGCGCTTCATGATGTTTTCGTGGTTGTGGCCGGAGCCTGGGTTTGAACTGTCACAGGGTCGAGAATATTCCATGCTTCGAGGTAGGCCCATTTGAAGACATAGGCGATGTCCTTAACGCATGTCCAGAGGACGCTGAAGATGTCCGTAATAATTGTCCCGGCAATTTGAGCGGGAGGGTAGGGAATGAATTTGGCCACAAAAGAGAAGATCAAGAGCAGACCAAGCGGGATGAGAATCACGAGCGCAATCTTCATGTTCTGCTTGATGAGGTAGGGGATTCCAAACCAAGCGTGCACTTGCTCGTAGTCGGCGTCCGCCTCGGCAGCGAGCTTCTGCATTGTCTGATCCTCTTGATCGGTCTTTGCGATGGCCTCATTGAGCTGACCCTTCAGGGAAATTACTTCCTCGTTTTTCTGGGCGAGCAAATCTTCCGCTCCCTGCGCAGAGGCGAGGGCTGCCGCCAGTTGCTTTTTCAATGTAATCACGTCGGTGCTTGGCGTAGCCAGCGTGAGAGCGTTCTGATTCAATTGCATGGCCACATTCTCAGCCTTAGTGGGCTGCGGATCGGTCTTGAGCGCCATCAAACTCTGCCATGCATCGTTTCCGAGGAATCCCACTACGGCGTCATGAAGTTGACGTTCTGTCTTGATCTGCCTTGATAACTTTTTGGCCTGGTCGAGATCGTCGGGGTTGCATCCGGCAAGGATCAAGCAGGCTGACAGAATGATAACCGCTCCCGTTTTATTCATCTATTCAATGGGTAGGTGAATTACGCTTTCCCGTCAATCCTAAATTTCAATGGGATAGATAACTCATAAAGGGTTTGATGGCTGGCCATGCTAAAGCGCAGGCTCCCAAGAAGGAAAGTAATCCCATAATTGTCTTCCATGTCCATCCCCATACCGCCAGCAGCCAAATGCGTTTTTTCTTTGGGATCAACCAATTTCCTTCTCGGACACCCTCCTCAAATATCTTTTTTTCTGCCTCTGATTTTTCGATGACCTGATTTTTGTATTCCAAGCCTTGGACTCTCTCGATTGTTTTTGAGATTGATCCATTCAATTCTTTGAATTTGATCTCGATCTGATTCCCGATTCCCATGACCTCTTCATGAGCTGCCTGCGCCGTGGTTACGGCCAGAGCCGCATTATTTGCTGCCTCATCAAGTTTTTTAAAAATTATCCTATTCGTTTCTTCTCTGGATAAATTCTGACGATTTAAGGTAAGCAAAATTTCTGCCTGAACCGGGTTTGCATATTCTACAACCTCTTTTGCTAATCCTAAAGCTCCTGATTTTCGAAGAAGTTCATCTTTTGGATCATCAGGCATTTTTTATGAATTGGTTTTATGATCTACTTCTAGATCAAGTGAAATTAAGAAACCAGACTGGCTAAAAAGGCATTAATTTCGGCCAAATCACTTCCGAGGGCAGCAGCAAGGTCTTCTGGAGAGACAGCAGCATTTTCACCCCTTGAAGGGATTCCATTTGTAAGAGTGGCCTGCAATCGAGAAGCTGGCCCTGCAAGATTTTTCTTTTGATTTTGTAAGTTCGCCACTTGATTTTTAAAATTGATGGCTGCGACTTGGGCTGGGGTGTAGAGATCAGGCATAATTTCCTTTTTGGTTAGAGTTTATTTTTCTAAATCTGAAATAATAGGCTTAAGAAGTTCAACTACGACAAAAGGGATTTCATTTTTATCCATTTGAAGATCGGACAAGACCAATTCGCCCAAAGCAATATCTTCCGATTCAGCATCCAAAACCTTGAGCCATTCTGAGGACTGAGTTTCTTTATCCTCGGCCAGCTTTTTTTCAACCTCTCCCAAATCGGTCATGACGCCAGCCAGAAGTCTCTTGTTTTTGAATAAGACGAGAAATGTTTTGGTATCGAATTTGGCCGCAGCAATATTATTGAGGCCGTATGAGAGTTGGATGATTTCTCGGTTTTTTAGTTTCATAAATTAATTTTGATGTACGATCATATAAGCAACCGTACTCGTGTCCAGTGCATTCATGCTTGAAATTGTGAATCCCGTTCCATTAGTACGTGCTGAAACATACAACGCACCAAGGGTACCTCCTACAGCGGCGTTTCCCAAGAATATTTGGTCGCCCGCAGCCAAACTGGAGTCGCTAACCGTAACCGTACCAGCAACAAGAACCGCAGTGTTTAAAGTGCGCCCTGCTTTAAGCTGTAAACCTTTTCCAGCTACGGTAGAGGATAAGTTGCCGACCACGGAAAGATTTCCAGAAGCGTCAATGCCGCCAACGTTGGTACTGCCAATGGCGAAACCGATTGTGCTTCCGCTTAACCAAATAGGCCCACCGGTGGCTTGTAGATAAGCACCATTTGCAACGTATATGCCTGATGTCGTCCAGCCAGTTCCCAAGGTGATCAGGCGAAGCTTGTTCGTCCCATTGCCAATATCAACTTCGCGCCCCGCACCAGTTCCGTTAGACGTGTTGTTGATATTGTCCACGATAAGGCTATTGGAGCTTTGTGTGATATTTAAGACGCCTCCCGTAAGACTGAGGCCATTGCTCCCTGTGTAGGTGCCGGTCAAATTTAAACCCGAAGACGATAGAGTTGCGTAATTGGTTCCGGTTACAGAAAGGTACAGCGAGGTATTTCCGTCCAAAATAAGGGGGCTATTTTGTCCACTAATATAACCTGCCCCCGCAACCAAATTACCCGAAGGCGTAAAGGTGCTGGAAAGCTTCACCAGCCGAAGCTTGTCTCCGGTATCGTTTTTCAAATCCAATTCGGTGTAGGCCCCCGTTCCAGCATTGGAATTAGTTATGGTGTGCAGATACTGACCGGCAATGGATTCTGAAGCCGCAAGCGTACTCGCCCCGCTGAGTGAGCCGACAAAGTTCGGCGCATTGACTGTGCCTGAAAAAGTTGCAGGACACCCAGTTATAGAGCCTGAAATACTTAAAGCAATGGTCGGATTAGCAATAGTTCCACCTGTGCCAGGAGTCATTCTAAATATAAAGTCGGCTGGATTTCCAACCGAATTAGACGATTCTATGTAAAGCTTATTTGCCAAGAAGGAACTGGAGTTGCCATAACCAAATGTACCCACTTGATAAAAGTTGGAGGTCGTGGCGTCGTAGCGCTTGAGCGTCAGGCTGCTGTAGCCGCCCGCATTTGTATTGCACAGATTGAGCACATTCAAATTATTGCCGTTAAAAACCAGCCCCGGCTCAACATTGCTGTTGGAATAATCACCTACCGCGCCTGAGAAGGTGGCGTTACCCGAACCGATGTTAGTGATGTTGTGGCTCTGGACGTTAATGCCGTTGGTAGACAAGAGGCCGGTATCGTCAATCGTTAGAGCACCATTTGCGAATGAGGCAGCGCCTGTGCCGTTGTCTCCTAATTGGATGCTACTAGCGTCTATTAATATTCGTCCTTGTAAATAACCATTGCCACTTGATCCACCCACGGTGAATTGACCACCTGCAAAATTTATTCCGCCTTGGGAGTCTATGATCGCTTGGCCGCTTGCAAAACTACAGTTACCATCGCCATCTCCGTCGCCTAGTATGATACCTGAACTATCAACAGATAAAATACCCGTTCCGGACGTCGAAATTCCGCCGTTATCAAAAATTGCTTGACCTGTTGCATTTATAATTTGCCAATCATTTCCGTTGATGTCCCCCGTAAACGTCCCTCCTGTTATGGGCATGTCCGTTCCGAAAGTTGTGAATCCGCCCGTAGCATTAACAGCGCTCGCCAATGCTGAAGCTACGCCTGTACCGGGTGTAATTGAGGTTAATCCCGATGTTCCGTTACCAGTGAGGATGTGGCCTGCAACAAATGAGGTTTGGCCCGTTCCACCATTGACCACTCCAAGCGTGCCGGTGATGGATGCTGCGGGAAGGTTGGTGAGGAGCGAGCCGTTTAGCGCCGGGAGATAGCCGGAGCCGTTTAGTTGAACGAGACCATTGGCGGCGTTGGTTTGGATTGCCAAGGCGCTTGGAACATTGAGACCTAGTGATAGCCAAGACGGCGCTGCGCTGATGCTTCCGGTTCCAGTCTGCGCAAGAATAGCAGTGACGTTTGTTATATTCCCCGCGAGTCTTGCAGCAACTCCGCTTGCCGATCCGTAGAGCGTGTCTCCCAAGGTCAGTCCGTCGATGTCGGTGAATGGCGTGTTTGCCTGATTGCGGTAAGAGAGAAGGCTGTCGATGTTTTCGACCGGGGAAGCTGTTTGCGTGTAAACCCGGAAGCCGAAGACGTTGATTTGATTCGAGGACGGTAGAGCAATCGGAAGCGCGGACGGAATTCCTACGCCTGTCCCGGCTTGAATGTAGAGATTGAAGAGGACGCTGCTATCTCCGTTGCTGCCCTCGGCTTTCCCTAAAAGCGGCGGGATGTAGAATTGAGCTGTGTAAAGACGCCAAGCGGTGTCCATGACGGCGAAGGCTTGCTGGCCGAATGTGACCGGCGCGGATGGCGAGCCGCCTGTTCCAAAATTCTGCTGCATCGACATTCCGATTTCGATCAGGGGAACCGCGCTCTGCAACCAGAATTCGACCTTGACGGGAACCTGGTCGGTCAGTGACCTGACATCCTGAATGTGCTGGCGCAGCGCGACAAAGCTGTTTACTCCCAAGCTTGTTCCCGGCGTGCTGTTGGCGATCTGAAGATAGTATTTCGGATTGAATGGCGGGATGATCGGTTGAGCTGCGCCAAGCTGGAAGGGTTGGCGCGTAACGGTGATTGACGCCGATGTTCCGCCGTCTGGGTTTTGAATCAGGGCCCAATTCGTTGCTACCGGAACTTCTGTATTATTCGGGAACGAGCTGAAGCTTGTTCCGCCAGCCCACACGGACATGTTCCCGTTGAGCAGACTATTGCGCGGCGGGACAAAGGGATTGTTGTCGGTGAGAACGAGTTGACCGGACATAATTAATCGTAAGCGTACTGAACGTACAGGGTTGCCGAACTTCCGTCCGTGTTGAAATAGGTCGCGTTCTGAATGTTGTTGTAGCCGTAGATCAGCAGGGGCACTCCGACCGCATTTCGGATCGAGGTGTTGGCGCTCGGGGACGCTCCATCGACGTAGGTGTAATCGACGGGATTTGTTTTCGCGCAAATCAAGGCCGCCGTTGCTCGCGCTCCGCCGACATTATCAACCAGGGAGGTCGATGATTTTTTCGGAGTCAGTCCGGTAATCGCGATCTGCTCGGAGGCGGTAAACGTCATGGCTTATTTATCGGCGATATACTTGGCTGCGGCAATTAAAATCTTGGGTATATTTTCGATTCTGCATTCCAGTGATCGGCAGGCCATATGAGCGATGAAGTCTCCAGGCTCCCAGAAGGTTCCGTCGTTGGTGATTTCTCCCTGCGCATAGAATTCCATGGGATAGGCGTTGATGAGCTTTTGCGGCAAGAGCTTAACGCACACGTCTTGGTTATTCAATTCGATCTCGACGTTATCTCGACCGATGCCGCGCTCTTTGAGTGAGCGAAGGTAGCGGCGATAATCGAGATGCTCGGAAAGCTCCGCTGTCATGGCTTCCTGTTCGTTGAAACAGAGTCCTTCCCATGCCAGCACTCGGCCTAGCCAGCGTCGTGTTCTTTCGCTGTTTCGGATCAGCATGGAGTCTCCTTGGAGATCGGAGTAATCGGTTGAGGCGATTAGGTCTTTACTGTCGTCGATCAGGCTTTCCAGTTTGATTCCGCTATTCGTGATTGCGGCATCACAGCCGGTGAAAAAGAGCCAGTCATTCTCTCCGATGCTTTGGAGCGCCGTCAGCCATTGCAGGGGTCGGTTCCATGGCATCGTCTTTTCGTTGGTGTGTGTGAACCATTTGATCTGATAGCCGTGCTTGCTGGCGTAGAGAACTTTTCCAGGAAAGGTGATGTCGGCCAGGGGTTCGTATTCTTTCGACCAGCCGGTGAGGAGATGGATCATGCTTTTTTTAGCTTTGGCCGAAGTTTAGGAATTCTTTCGGCTTCCGGTTTTGTCAGGCGATGGGCAATAGCGTCAGTCAAATAGGTTTTCCCATCCGGCCCTTGCATGAAGTTTCCCTCGCGCAAATCAGCCACAAGCATCCAATGACCATCCCGTCCTTGAATCACGTACTGATCGTTAACTGCTTCTGGTATCATTCCAGATTCAGAATGTCCTCGACTTTTGATCTGTATAGCCTTGTTAGCAGTGAGCCATTTGTCTATTTGCGCTTTTGTAGATTCCTTGATTTCACGCTCCAATCCCTTTTTATAGTCCGCCGACTGACCATCTCCCATCAATCTTTGCTTTGTAATCGCCCTGCCGTCATCATTGAATCCCTGAAGTTCGATAGGTGCCGTTCCCGGTACATTGTTAAAATCGTGAATGCGGCCAATCATTTCATCTGGACTGAGTCTTTTTTCTTTAATGAGAACCTGTCCCTTGGAATCAATTTCTGGCGTTATGGCCAATCCTTGGCCTTCTTCTCCCATGTGGTTTATTTTGTAGACGCTCGCTCCATCGTGAAAAACGGCGGCCTCTGATCCAAAGCCGAGCATTTTCAAGGGTCTTGCGCTTTTGGACTTTTCCCTTAAGCGCATTGCCTTTAGAACTCGTGCGGCGGTTGTCTTCCAATCGCCCGATTGATCGACATGCAATAGCCCCGCTAAAACGTGCGTCATGTATTGCGCATGACCACGCCACATATCTTGCGATTTTGCTAGCTCTAATGCCGTTCGATATGAAGGCTCGAAATTCGAGTAGCTAGCCTGAGTCCCAAGAAGGTCCGAGTTTATTCTTGGGAACGCCCCACGGGATTCAAGGTGAGCCTTGGCCGCACGCCCTTCTTCGTTGTCATCCTGACTCAGCTCGCGGAGTTGCTCGTCCGAATAGCCGAAGAGCTGTCTTTCTTTGTCGAGCTTTCCAGCTTGCTTAAGATTTTCTCCGGCTCGTCGTTCCAACTCAATCCCTTCGGGAGATTGAAGTCCCCTTTGATTGTTTCGCCGTAAATCCCCTTCCTCTCCCTGACCTCTCTGGGCAATACCGTCGGAAGCTGGGAGTGATGTTTTGACGCCAGTGATTCGGTCGATGTCATGCTCAGAGGCTAAGTCTAACTTGGGAGCTTGTCCAGCCCTCTCATCTTGGCTAGGAATGGGTTTTCCCTGCGCAGAGTTTCTTTCCCCCACAACTTTTTCCGGGGCTTCGATGCTGATGGTCTGTCCGTCTTCCTTGCGCTCAAGCTGCTTGTTGATGACGGCGCTTAAATTGGTCTCGTCCGTTGCTACGCTTTCGATTTCCTTTCCGTCTTTGTCCCTGCGGACAACTATGGAATGAAGATTGTTCACGTCGGGCTTTTTTGAGATGCCGTAGTCGAGGATGTCACCAATGCGGTTTTCTTTGACCGCCGTTTTGATTTCGTCGGCGCTGATCTTTTCCGGGTTGTAGTGGAATACTCCTGCATCGGTATTGATTGCAGCGAAGTCCTTGGGAAGCTCCAAGGGCTTTTCTCCTGGCGTGAAGAGCATGGCGCTGCGCTTGCCATTGAGCATTTCGTCTTGCTGGGTTTTGAGCGTGCTTTCTGCTTCTGGCATCGGATTTTCTTCCGGCCTCGCATTCCCTTCAAACATCGGCTCCCGCTCCGGCTTGGATTGTGTCGGATGCTTGCCTTTTTTGATGAGCTTCTTTTCCAGGCCCGACGACATGAGATCGAATCCATTATCCCGAAGGAATTTCAAAGCACCTTCATGAGAATCATATCGGCGAAGTGCTCCAGTACCGCTGACACTATACTGACCGTCTTTTCGGGCGATCAACGCAACCATGCGCCCATCATCGTTCGTGAAATGAAAGCGCTTTTGACCGATGGAAAGTCCTGCATTGATGAGCTGCTTGTGCTTCACGATGGACTGAGATTTGCTGATCTTTTTTTCAAGCGTGCTCGAAGACATCTTGAATCCGTTGTCAATGAGATGGCTCACGGCCTGGTGAATGTTATTGAATTTGGAGTGCGTATCTTCCCACATGGGATTTGCGCCGGGAATGCGAACGGCTGCGGAGCCGTCGGCCCCGGTATAAATCTGGGCCATGCGACCTTTGTCGTCGCTGAAGACGAATCGGTTCTGGCCGAGTTCCTTGGCTTGCTCCATCAATCGGGCGACATGATCGAGCTGGTCCTGATGAAGCTGCTTTTGCTCTTCGGCTGAGAGCTTTCCAGCTTCTGCCGCCTCTTCTTCTTCCGGCGAAGTGCGGCCAAGAAACTTACTTTCAGGTTTATTTCTCTGGTGTTGATAGAGATGAGAATTTAGCGTCGGCTCCAATTCGTAGTCGCGATCCTCACCCTTAACTGTATTTGGATTTTCTTCGGTCGATTCTGTTCTGGCGACCTCTCCGGGATTCTTTCCAAATTTAATCTCTTCAATGAATCGGTCTGTCGCGGCAGCTTTGGCCTGCTCCAGCGCGGCCTGATTTTCTTTGTCATTCTCGCCTAGGGCATGATCCAAGACAGGTTCAAGGATGGCTCCAAGAATGCCCTTATTTTTCATCGTGTTCCAAAGCTTCGTTTCGATCTGCTCGACTTTCTCAACGAGCTTTGCCCCTGGAATTGAGGCAAGGGCGCTGTTGAGCGTTTTGTTGAGGTAGTCGCTCGACCTCATTTCCTCTTCCAATCTCACCAAAGCTTGCTGCCTGCTGATTTTTTCCGGTACCAGATTTTTTGCCATCTCGAAGATGGGATTGAGCAACTGATGTGCGGCGTAGTAGATCGGATCGCGCTTGATCTGATCCTCGTTTTCCACATAGCGAGCCGCAGGGCTGATGCCGAGGCGTCTGGTTGCCTCCGGTTCCATGATCCTGTTTTTCAGGCCGTCTGCGTCCTCGGGACGCATGTTGGCTTTGGCTCCGCGCCATTGGAAGGGGATGTTCCCGTATTCCGGGATGGGCTCCAGCTTGTTGATTCGGTCAAGGCGGAAGCTTTTGACGGCTGAGCCTATCTTTGCCGTGCCTGCCTTGTTTTTGAGCGTGTCCAAAAGCAAGTTCACTCCGTCAATGGGTTGGCCTCCTGATTGCGGCGTAGCCCCCAAGGTTGCGTTCACGAAATCACGCTCGTTGTCACTGATGCCGGTTCCGTCCGTGCTCTTGCGGCCCTCAAAGTGCGCCTGAGCCATCTTTTCCAGCGTCGAGCGATACCACTCATCATCCGTAAAGCGAGGATCGACCGGCAACCCAGCTTTTTGCATCAGGGCGAGAACTGCATGGCGATTGTCGAAGGCCTTATCCACGTCCAGAAGGTGCGTGAGGATATTCGCCCCGCCCTTTCCACCCTCCGGCTGGGAAATGAATAGGTCGTAAGGCACCGTGGCTCGAACCGTACGCTCGCGGGCCTCGTAGCGCCTTCCACCGCGCAAGGCTGGCTGATATGTCGTCTTAAGCACAGTGCCTTGCGTGCCGTTTACGATCTGGTTGAGTTTTATCAAGTTGTCTTTGTGAAATTCGTTGAGATGCCGCAGGCTTCCAAGAAGTTTATCGTCGAGGCCGGTGATTTGAATCTGCTTCTTGCCGTCCGCTGTCGTGATTTCACGGAAGTAGCGGGGATTCTTTTTCAAGGCCTCGAAAAGCTCGTTGGCCTGATCCTGCGCCATTTGCTCTTCCTTCTTCTTGCTGACAACTCCGAGAAAGGATCGGTTGCCTTGAGAGTCAGGAGGACTGAATCTGAGTCCCTGGTCGTTACCGTAGCGGGCGAAGGCTTCGTTCGGATTGGCCTTCATTTCGGCCATGGACATTTCCTGATTTCCGAATTCATTCTTGAATTCATGTTCTTTATCCGCCGCTTCACCGAGATAGTCCTTTCCTTTCAGATAATCAAATGTGACTTTTTTCAATTCAGGATGCGCACTGATCCAGTCTAGAGCATTGAATTTTGAAGGCGTGCCATCCGGAGCCGTCATAAATCCCATCGGCAATGATTTCAATTTTAAGGCTGCATTCTTTCCGAAAAACTTTTCCAACATGGCGTCGGTCGCGCCGGAGCGTCGAATTCTGGCGTAGTTGAGTTCGCCGCCTTTTGTCTGCCCCGCCAGCACTGATCCCAAGGCTTCAGCATAAAACTCCTCTGCGGCCTTCTGGTCAGCCACGGATTGCTTGCCCTGGTTCGCCTGTCCGCCTCCGTTGGCCTTATCGTAATTCGCCCGGAACTGCTGAAACTCTGGCGCGTCGATGGGTGATCCATCGGGCCCATAGCTGCGCAGGACTCCGGCCTTCCCCGTTTCGGGATCGCCCAGAAGCATGTTCATCACGGCACCGCGCTGACCTCCGTTGTTCAAATGGTGAATTAATTCATGCCCCATGACCTGCGGTAAAAATGCCGGTGAGTTCGGATTGACATTGATGTTGCCCTGACCGTCCGTGACAAAGGCTCGATTGCCGAGAGTTGGATCAAAAGTCAAATTCGCGCTCGGGTTGCTGCGAATCATTGTCGCGAGGACTCCCATCTCGTTTCTAGCCGCCTGAGCTGCCAATGCCTGATTCTTGGGGTCGGCTGGGTTGAAATCAGGGTTGCCTTGCGCCAGTTTGTCGAGATTGACCTGGACTCGTGCCGCAGTTGCGCCGTCCCATGCTTGACCGTACTTCGCTCGCATTGCAGCAGAATCAATATCCTGTTTGGCCTGAAAATCCTCCGCGCTTAGCGGCTTGAAATTGTGCAAGAATCCGCCAGCCGCGCCAAAGCCGAGATTGGCCGCAACCATGTTCGCGGCCTGTTCGGGATCGTTGCCGGCCAACGGAAGCTGATAGGGAGCGCTCAGGACGGTTGCCTTGACTGCATTCTTGGCCGTGCTGGCCGCTCCGGTGATGAGTTTTCCGGCTCCGCTACTGTCCATGAGCTGGTAGACCTTAGCGGCTGCGGTATTGCCCTGCGCTGTCGCTTCCTGCGCCATCCTCTCGAAGAATGGGACGGTGCCTTCACCTTCCTGAAGAACTTTACCTGCGGTTGCGGCGGCATCTCCGGCCTGCTTCAGGGCTTGCGGAGCAAAGAAGCCCGCTGCTTCGCCTAGCGGCCCCGCTCCGGCCATTTCTGCCGCTTTGGAGAGCAACGCTTCCGATCCTGAATGCCCAGCGAGTTCTGCCAGCTCTGGATTTCCGGTCAGACTCTCGACCCCGCTCTTGAGCGCCTGATTGAGGGAGTCTTTCCATCCGCTGACATTCTGAAGGCCTGCGCCGATTCCGCCCAAGGCTTTCCCCGCCAGCGTTGCGGTGAGGCCGGGAGCCGCTTCTCGCGCTGCGTCCATACCGAGGTGAGTAAGTCCACTTCGGATTAATCCTCCGGCCTCTCCGAACGGGATAAGCATCGTCGGGTCTGCCCCTGGTTCAATGGTGTTCTGCAAGTCGGGATTCACGGTCGCGGTTCCTGGAGCGCTGATGTCAGCGAGCATACGGCCAAGGCCTCCCTGCTGCTGGAGTTGCTGGGTGATCGCGGGATTGGCTCCGAGCTGTTGAATGTTCCCGCGTTCTTTCTGCCAAGCTTGTTCTTGATCGTAATCTTGACCTAGCTGTTCTGGCGTTTCCTGTTGGCCGGTGAACATGTGCAGAAAACGAGGAGCCTGCGTATTCCACATATCCGCCGTGTCTCCAGCGTTAAGCAGCACGGCGTTCTCAATGTTCTGTCGGGCGTTTGTTCCGGCCTGATTGGGAACAAGCGCCTGCGCTGCGGTTGGGATTCCCTGCCATGCGGCCTTTCCAAGTGAGGTTGCCGCAGTTCCTATAGCTCCCGGCAATGCTTCAGCGAAAGCTCCGGCCTTTTGAAGGAATGGTTGCTGCTGAAGCTTCTGCTGCTTCGCAATGTAGTCCTGTCTGCCTTGATCGACGGGGATGGCTCCGAGGCTCGTGGGATCAAAACTAGGAACTGCCCCCAATTGAGTCGGATCGAAGGGCTGATTTTGCGCATCAGTCGGCACTGCGCCTAGAGCTGTAGGATCGAAAGCCACGTCCTAGATTCTCCGATTACTGCGGTTTTGTATAGGTCTTTCCGTTGGTCGTGAATTGTGATCCTGGAGGTAATTTGTTGTAGTCATCGGGATTACTGACTTCGGGAAGATTGGTTGCGGGAGCTTCATTTCCCTGCGCAGAGGACTGGCCCTCATCCCCCGGTGATGGTGGGAACATAAGTTTTTCGAGCTGCTTAGGATCAATTCCGGTTCGGATATTCGCCTGCATTAAAACGGGACGCTTCGCGAGATCGACTTGCTGCTTATAGCCGTTGTAACTGTCGCGAGCTGAGGACTCGATTTGAGTCAAATCTTTCGGGGAAAGAACACCTTGGCCTTTCACGAATGCCTCCCAATTACGCGCAACTTCATTCGGCAGGCCGGAGCCTTCCAGATCGGTCGCAATGGTGGAGTCCTTAACAACGGCGCCGGGGCGGGTAATTCCTGCGTAGGAATTCAGAACATCCATGGATCGGAAATTGTTGTAGTCTCCGGTCTTCTTAGCTTCTCCGAGAAGATTGACGATGCTCTGATATTTCGGAGCGATTTGACCGTAAAATGTCTTCGGTAATTCTTGAGATGCAAACTTATCTCCAAGATCGGTAATAGACTGGAGCGCTCCTTGCGGAAGTCCTGAAACTGTATTGCGAGCATCGGCGGGAATGTCCACCTGCTTCATTTCCATCGAGCCTGTCATAGGATTCCAGATCGGCATGATCTTGGCGTAGGGAATTCCCTGGGAATCCGTTAACGTGTTGACCATTCCTCCGCCGCCTGCTCCGCCACCATAAAACCCCTTCATGCGCTCGTTGAGCGCTTGCGCGGCCTGTCCCATGTTGATCGTGCTTCCCGTTCCTGCTGGGAGAATACCTCGGCTTGCGAGCTGCATCATTGCGTCCGGGGTTGCTGGAGCGACTGACGGGCCTGCCTTTGCCATGACTGCTTGGTTGTAGAGTTCTGGCACATTCGGCTGATCCGGCATTTGCTGGAGAAGCTGAGCTTTGCGCCAGTCGGGAAGATCATTCCAAAGTTGCGGGGCCGGTGACTGCGCGACCTGCGAAGGTGGCTGGATCAGTGAGGCGGCGATGGATTGAGGATTTATCGCCGGAGGTTGCGCGGGGGGCTGCATTTGCGGAGCCTGCTGCGCTGGTATAGTCGCAGCGCTCTGATTTGGCGGAGGAGTAATAGAAGGAGAGGCTGGATTTGGCGGAGGAGTAATAGAAGGAGAGGCTGGATGTGGCGATGGCGACTGTCCAGGTGGTGGCTGAACCATGGAGGCGATAATGGATTGGGGTATTTCTCCAGCGCTTGGATTCGCCGATGGCGTCGTATTTCCCATGAGATATTGGGCACCCTTTCTGACATCATCCACCGACTGACTGACGGGCTGAGTCAGCATTTCCGCCGCTCCTTGAACCGCCGTTTTCGGCAGGAATGCAGAATTTCGGATCATGTCACTAATGAAGGATGCGCCCAAGCCTACGGGGCCTGATCCTGTTTGGTAGGCCTCTTTCGTATTCTGGAATGGAGATGCGCTGATCGGCGGCTTGTTCGCATCGGTCAGCAGAACTTCTCTTCCCGGAGGCATTGAGGGCGATGATTGTGCTGTTGCACCAGATGGTGGCGTATTAGCTGAGCTGCCGCTATTGGCCGCGCTTTCATCACGAGGCAATGGGCCCGGAGGAGGCGTTGCTGGGGCAGGAGCTTCGAACCATCCCGCGCTTTTCAGCTCATCAGGATCAGGCGCAATCGAAGGATCGATAGTTGCGGCATCCATGGCTTAGGGTTTGTAGTATGTTTTCCCATCCGCACCAGTGATGCGCGAGCCGGAAGGCATCGTGGCCCACGACGAAGTAGCCTTAGAAGGAGTTGAAGGAAAAGGGGAGCCGAGCACCTCACCTCCCGGGGCGGTGTTTAGGCCTTGGCCTGGGACGCTGTTGTTGCGGGTTGTTCCTGGATTCTGATTCGGTATCGAAAGAGGATTGGGATTGGTTGCGCCGGTTGTCTGCGGATTGAGGACGAGATCATGCGCTCCCCCTAAAGTCTTCGGGACATCGGCCATGCGTCCGATGCTCGTCATATTTTCAAACGATGAATCTGCCGGATTAGGATCAGTCGTTTGCGGCGAAGGCTGATAAGTTCCGGGGCCACCAAGCGGAGGCGCAACATCGGACTTGAACGGCGCTGATCCGGCGCGAGTCGTTCCGATTCCGTCGTCAGGGTATTTGTCCGCCGCTGATCCCATCGTCTCGCCGCTCGGCTCAACGCTCTGGTCGATCTTCTGCGTCGGATTCTGAGGGGGCTGATAAAGTGAGTTGAGTGCGGCGACTACGGGGGACTGCCAAGTATTCTGCGTATGCTGAAATTCTTTTCCAGCAATCCCCATTTGCTGCTGTGTTTGCTGATTCGCCAATTGCGCGGCTTGAAGTCTGGCCTTGAGAGTTGCCGGAAGAGTCTGCAATGCAAGACCGCCTGTAATCGCATCGACAAGATTTCCCGATGGGCGATTAAACCCCTGCTCCGGGCGAGTTACTACGGTAATGGCCATTTTAGCTGATGGTTTCTCTGACCTCGGGGACTTCGGGCTTCATGGATTCCATCGTTCGGCCTTGGCGCGTCGTCTGGCACTTGCTGTTCTGGCCCCGGCGCTCAGGAAGAAGCTTGTTCGTGATCTGGACGAGGCCAGCTTTATCGCCCTGCTTGTTGGCATCACGAATTTGCTGCGGCTGTGGGCTCGGGATATTTCCTTCGTCGAATCTCATAATTTCCTTTTAGTTAAATTGCCCCCATCATACTCAAAAGTCCAAGGATTCCTTTACCGCCTTGGCCTTGACTCATTGGGCTTGCGGGCTGTTGAATTGGGCTTCCTGGATCAGCTTGTTGTGGGGCTTGTTTTTGATCAACTTGTGGCATTGGAATCGCGGGTTGTGTCCCCGGAGGTGGCTGACTCATTGGAACCTGTGTCTGCTGTTGCGGTTGAGGCAAAAATCCCTGCGCAGGGTTGAAACCATAACCCATGATGCCGCCTTGCTGCCCAATGGCTGGCATTGAGGAATAATCGTAGGGGTACATTTAGTACGGCTGGCCTCCGACCAGTGAGGCGAAAAGAGGATGTTGGGAAAAAAGCCTGCCGAGGAGATAGTTGTCAACTCCGGGGCCAGATGACGGCGTGCTGATCGGCTTTTGGCTTGTTGGGAAATTGTTCATCTGAGCGACATTCTGCGCCGGAGCTTGCTGAGGCGCAAGCGCAAATCCCGGCATCATTGGCATTGCTCCGGGCTCTGTGGCTGGAGTTGTTGCGGGGGCTGCGGATGGTTGCTGCTGCGTCTGCATTTCAGGTTGAGCCGCAGGCGTCGATGGCGTGAGAAACTTTTGCACGTTTGCCTCACCGGTGGTCGAGAGCTGCTGTCCTCGAAGCGTCGGACTTCCACCGCCGAGATTGATGACTTGCTGCTTATCGGGAATCGATTTGTCGAATCCCTGCGGCTGATAAAGATCAACGCGAGGATCAGGCTCGGGCGCTCTGTCGCCGTAATAAGCCAACCGCTTGTTTCCGTTCGGATCAACTATTTCGATGACATCGCCGGGATTCGCGTGAACCTGTTGTGCCATGGAGTCGGTGAGTGCGGCAGCGTGCGGAGTGAGGGTGTTGTCGCGCATTCCTAATTTCTTGAGCGTGAGTTTATCCATTTGCGGATCGTTGGCGTATCCGTACTGAGTGATGTTGCCTATGATCCCTCCAGATGGAGATATGGCTGGCATGGATGTACTCATGGAGTTTAGGCCGCGATCTGGCGGCGATATTCTCCGAAGTATTTTTCCGCTGCTTTTTTGTAAGCCTCGTAAGCTTCTTCTGGAGAATCGAAAGTTCCGAGATAAATCAATTCGCTATCGACTCGTATTTGCCCCATCCATCGCATACCATTTGATGTAACATAAACGCCTTTTAGGCCGCTCTTGCTATTCGCGTAGTGCTTTTTATTTTTCTCGTTTTGATGCAGCGTCACTATTCTTAAATTCGTTCTGCGATTATCCAGGCTATTACCGTTTCTGTGATCCACTTGCATTCCATTTTCTGGATTGGCTATCAGCCAATGAAGGTTAAGTCTTTGGCCGTTCCTGTATCCTCTCACATAATATCCCTTAGTGTGCGGATCGTAGTGCGCATTCCAATTTTTCCCAGCTACTTTTACCAAGTCTACAATGTCAATGATCGCTTCTTGGTTCTGAGTTAGAGGAACGATAGCTATGGAAGGGCCGATGGGGATGTAGGGAGGGCGCTTGATTTTAGTTCGGTATTCTTTCCTCTTCATTTTCATGATCGGTAGATTACACCATTCCAAGTATCTGACTCATATAATCAAGAGGTCCCGGCTGTTGAATCAAGGCCGTGTTGGGCGTCGCGATTTGGCCGCCCGTCCACAATCCGGTGTTTAGATTTCCCTCGGCAGATAGCGGCGAGTAGAGTGCAGAAATTCCCGATTGCGCCATGTTGAGCTGATTGGCCATATTCTGATTGAGAGCCTGCGGAGCTTGCTGCTGAATCTGTCGCTCGTTCTGGTAGTTCTGGTTGATGGCTCCGGCGTTCGTCTGCATCGCGTTTGCGTTCTGCTGGGCTTGGGCGTTCTGCTGGGCTTGCTGGTCGGCGGTGCTGAAAGCCATGCCTGCGCGTTCATCGGAGGATTTGATTTGCTGGCTTTGATCTCCCGCAGCGCGGTTGGCCGCATTCTGGCTGGCTGCGAGTTGTCCAGTGAGCGCTGGATTGCCGTTGAGATATTGACCTGCGATTTCATTCCCGAAAAGAGTATTGGCTTTCCCGTAATTCGGATTATTCGCGTCGGTCGCGGCCTGTCCTGCAGTCTTTGCGGCGATCTGCTGGGCTTGCGCGAAGGCTGGCTGACTGGCGGCTGAAACTGCCGTTGCCGTATTCTGGCCGGTCTGACTTGCGCCATTACCGTAAGGGCCGAAATATTCGGGATTCTGAGTTACTTGTTGCGCCCCTGGAGAACTCATAGATTTTTGGACATCATGTTTGTTGGCATGATATTTTTGTATCCCATTTTTTCGAGTAACGGATAAAACGGACTCTCCGTTTCACAGAGAAGAGTGTAGTTTTTGTGTCCGAGTGCTCGCATGAAGTTTTCACCTATTTCGATGGCTTTGATTGTATCCTTCGCGCTGCATTTTTGGCGATCAAAATGCGCGAGGATGACAGGGTTTGCTCCGATGGAAAAAAACCCGATTACCTCCCCGTCTTTTTCGATGATGTGGGTCGGGTAATAAACGAATGCCTTGTCTTCAGCCGCTCGCGCCAGAAGCTCATCGAACTTCTCTTTTTCCCTCGGAGGCCTGATGATCGTCTTACTCATTTTTGAAGCCCCTGGAGTTCCCTCGTCGCCTGCTCAAGCTTTTGTAGTCCTGCCTGAACCTGAAGCGTCCATGCCTGCATTTGATTGTGGTAGTCCTTCATCGCTGGTGAAGCCGCATTAAGCTCCGATGGGCTTACTTTCGGAGGAATCTTGATCTTAAGATTTTCGTTGAGAGCGTATTTGATCGTGGCCATGGCTTAGTAGGTGTTTCCAATTCTTCCTGAGATCGAATAAGTCGTCACTCTCCATTGAGTATCCGCCTGATCGGTGTAAAAGCGAATCCGAATAAATCGGCCTGCCACTTTTATGTTCAGTTTTGTCACGTAGTTGGCATTCCCGGCGCAATCGACCCATTGAGGAGTTGACCATGAAATGGTTCCATCCAAATTCTCCTGAGTTCCTGCCTGAACAAATAGTCTGAACGGTCGAGGCGTCAGGACTTGCTTGACCTGAAGTGAGAACTGGACGAGATCGAGGTATTTGTAGGCCTGCTCATCTCCGCAATCGTGCGCCACGGTTTCAAAGATCGACTGATAGGCCGCTCCCGCCCGGTCATAAACTTGGCCGTGCGAATAAATTCCAGGCACTCCGCTGGGATAGAGTGCCATCAAGGTAAGATTGGCTTTTGAGGCGAGTAAGTCGCCCCAGGATTGAATCTGGTCGATCCATCGGCCTGCCCAATTCGCCCAAGTGAGTGCCGTAGCATAATCCTGCCTTCCGATGGCCGTGATCGGAGCGTTGCTGTCTTCGTAGTCGTCGAGCGTGCAGGTATTTTGCTCGTAGTTGTAGATGAAGACGCGCTGCGGTGGAAAGTTCGCTCCCTGCGCAGGGTAGACAAACCAGACCTCGCGCCGATCCTCTTTGTGGTACATGAAAGCTTCCTGAACCTTGCTCAAATCGATCTCGGTGAGCACCTGAAGGAATTGCTTCATCCCAATCTCTTGCGGAACCCCTGTCGTGTAAGTGTAAAAGGCGCGGTGTCCGAAAAAGTAAATCGTTGTGTCGTTGATCTTGCACCAGGTGTTCCGCCCCAACAATCCTTCATCCGCAAAGTCTGGCCATATCGTGAAAATTGACGGAGCGCCGACATATTGCATGAGCTGAAAGGAGCGTTCTTTCATGATGAGGCCATACAACCCGATTGTGCTCATGGCCCAGATGGGGCCATTGACACGATCTCCGGCATTCACGAGCTGGCCTGCTTCATTGGCATTGAGTGACAGGATTTGCGAGCCTCCGATAATTGCGCTTCCCGGTGGAACGATCCCGGTCAAGTCCTGAAGCTGAAGTTGAAGCGCGTAGGCTTCGATCAGGTTCGATGATGGCGGAATAGGCGCTGCGGTCACTCCGCTGTTGCTGACTTGGACATAAGGCTGCGTGATGGCATTTGTTCCGGCTGGATAGGCGAACTGCTGGTTGGTTCCGATGCCTTGGCGCTGAATCGTGATCGTAGGATTCGAGGAATAGTAAGCCAGACTGTCCGAGAGCGTCACATCCGCATTTCCCGATAGCGTGATCGTGTAGGCTCCCGAGGTTCCGGCGATGGTCACGACTGACTGGCCGAGCATGATGCTACCCACAACGAGGGATGCCGGAAGCGACGCCGCAGTTGATGTCACGCTCGTGCTACTGGTTGAGCTGGTCGCGTTTGTGATGTAGCTCGAAACTCCCGCCACGGCTCCGGTCACGAGATAAATATCCAAGCCTAGCGAGGCGTCATCGTTACTGCCGTCTCCACCGATGGAGAGATAGTCACCGACTGCCCAGCCCGGATTAGCGATCAGCGATAAACTCACGCTTTGCCCAACTGCCGGTGCCGTGAATCCTGTCGTCAGCGTTCCCGCGAATGAATTTTGGGCGGACTGCCCGACAATCTGGAGCGCCTGATCTGAGTTTTGAACCCGCAGAAATCCCACCGTTGTTGATGTCGCTGGAAGAATGACGCTCGGAGTTGTGGTTGCGCTGGCCCATGATCCTGCCGCGCCTTGCGCCAATAGATTAGTGAAGATGATCCCCGTGCGCCCCGGCAATATCTGCTGAAAAAATCCGCAGGTTTCTGCCGTCGTTCCGTTGATTAGCGAGACGGCCATCACTTCGTAGAAATTATAGTAAGGCTCGTAATCAATCCGAACAAACATGTCCGGCACCATACCCGAGGTCGATTCGTTGACGAAAACCCATCCCGTCGTCACTCCTGGCTCTGGCTGCGTCAGTGTATCAACCAAAGTAAGTGCTATGTCCGCTATCGTGCTTGCGACCGGGATGAAGTTTGTGAAATCGTTGATGTCGCTCCAAGTCATTGTGCTGCCCTGCCAGCCCATGAGGTGACCCTGAAAGGATATGACGCCATCCCAGCGTGTTGTCGTCGGGAGCCCTGGAACATCCCGGCACTGGCTGAATCCCGGCCAGTATTGAGGCCTCACAGCTCCTTGGGCGAATATTTCCTTGTCCAGAAAGTCGCAGCGATTCCAGCGATTCGTGCAGGACGCCTGCCCGTTACTGTAAATCTGGTCGAGATCGAGAACGATGCTCATGGAGCGTTGAAAAAGATGATATTGGTTGAGCTGGTCGGTATATAAAAACTGTTGGTGAGGCTATTATACGCCCACTGATATGCAGCCGCGAAAGCAAGGGATATGGAGGCACCTATTTCAAGCGGAGGATCGAAAACCCCGCTAACTGGATTCAATCCAATGATTACCCCATTGTGCCAATCCAGAAAATAGACCCTCTGATGATAGGGGTCATAAAGAGGCGCTTTGCTGGCTTGGGTAATTGAGGACGCGATGGCTGTGGATGATGTGGCGTTTAAACTTCCAATTCCGCCGCTTCCCTGAAAATATACCGTGGAATTTGCTGAGCAAAAGCAAAGAGTTATATTGCCGCTTGATGCGAGGGCTTCATAATTGTAAACCGCGAGGCTCTGTGGGTTAAATGTGTAAATCTGCCTCGTTCCATTGCTTTGGCTTGTCGAGTAAACAAGTATTCCATCGAACACCGATGATTCGCTTGTGTAACGCCCGCTTGGTGCTCCAGTGGCTGTCGCACTCGTTTGTGTCATGGATGGCAAATCGATAATTAGCCAGTATGAATTGTGGGTCGCGCAAACGGCTGTTGTTCCTGAAATGAGGCAGATTGATTCTGGGGAAAGGCCTGTCGTAGGTATGAGAGTATTTATGATTGTGTTCGTGCTTGGATCGATTTTGCAGATGCACCCTGTTTGGCCTACCGCAACATTCCCTATCGTGGCATAGATGTAGCCATCTCCAGCATTATAGACCATGCCGGTAACCGATCCGGCTCCTGAAAACATTGGGGGCGATATGGTTCCCGCAATGGTATTGGTGTAGGGATCGTAAATCGTAATCGTATTTCCGCTGTCAATACCCGAATTAAAATAAACAAATCCGTTCGTTGGACAGACCATACACGATTCGTTTTGGAAAGAGATATTTGCTGGCGAATAAGCAGTAACGTAATAAACCAAAACCTTGACCATTGCTGTCGTATTTGTGCCTGAATCCGACGCCTTCACCTGAAACGTGTAGCTTCCTGGTGCCATTCCGGTAAGTGTCGTCGAGGCGGCTGTCGGGCTCGTGATTGTGCAGACCGGTCCCGATAGCTGAGTCCAGAGAAAGGCGGGTACATTTGATCCGGTTCCAAACGTGTCGAGATAGGTGGCTGTGATGGTCGCTGTCGATGCGTTGATGATGATCTGGTCTGATCCCGCAAAAACTCGGAGATAGCCGCTGTTGATGTTCATCGCATAGAGGCTTTTCGTTGTTCCGAAAAGTGGAGAAGTGTTTGCAATTGGCGCGAGCTGACTGACGAGATTTGCTTGAGAGATCAAATTTACGGCTCCATCGAGCGTAGGCGAGAAATCAACTGCCTCAAATCCAGGGGCATTGCAGGCTACTCCGTCCTCGAAGCGCATGTTGCTGGCCAAGCTGGAATCGCGTAGGCCGCTTCCGGTGTAGGCTGTGACCGGCTTGTCGATCAGGTTCGGCGGCAGGCGCGTATTAAGGCCGGTTGCCGGAGCAATCACCTTAACGAGGAATGGTTGCCGCTGTTTGCTGCGCATGTTCGATCTTAGCGCACTCGACGGGCGTGGAGCGAGCCGAATCCGGTCATTGTTCCGGCGCTGAAGTTGGACTTCCCGACGAGATAGATCGTTGTAGTCGTGCTGAGCGAGAAACGCTTTTTCGTGAGCGTGATGGAATCAATTGCCGTTGTCGTTGTCGTCTGCTCACCTGAGTAGACCTCCGTCCCGTCAGTGGGAAGGGTGGCCGAGGTACTTCCTATTCCGGCCTCCTTTTGTGTGACCGTGGCGGAAGTTCCCGAGAAGTTAGCATTCGCCCAAACATCCCAATCTCCTGCCGTCAGGGAAATGCTCGTGATGTTCGAGGCGGTATTGTTGGTCAGTGAGACTGCCGATCCCGATGCAATGGCCGAGAAGACAACCTCTCCGACGTTCCCGGCTGAAGCGCTGTCGTTTGTGGTTGTGCCAAGCTGCTGACCGGTGGCGTAGGCCGTCCGTAATCCAGTCGCGTAAGGTGCGAGGTAGTCCGTCTGCGCCGTGGCTATAACCGGGACGCCAGTGCTCGTGATGTTCTTCAGGAGTCCGGTTGCGAGCGAAGCCAGGGATTGGCCATTGATGCGAGCTACGGTCGTGACAATCGCGCTGGTGCTGCTTGACGGTGCTGGGGTTGTGCAATCGCCCGTAAACCTCGGAATGGATGTCGGCGGCAGGACTGTCGTGTTTAGAAATTGCCCCGTTGTGCAGTCGAACCAGATTTGAAGGAATGATACAACGTAATCCTTGAGCGCTTGGAATTCCGCGTAACCCTGACCGGCATTAGCCGTATTCGTCGGATCAGTAATGTCCGGGGGAACGAATGGAGGAGTAAGATTTCCGTAGGGCATATTACATTCTCATTTGCACACCGCGCGTCTGCCTGCGCTGATCGTCGGCTGCGCATTCTTTGAATTCCCTATTAAAGATCGCCGCAGCCTCTTCTGCAATCTCATCGTTGACTCCCTGCCAACAAATTTCCTTTGCCTTTGCCATGCACATTTCCTCGTAGTTACTCAGGAAGAAATTCGTGTCGTCTGGCGCGATGGGATTGGGCAGGAATCCGTAGTAATCGACCAAAAAGTTCATGTCTTCGCACGCCTGGTAGATGATGTTCACCGTCCAGACGTCGCCGCTCTGGTCGAGGAATACCGGGATGCGAAAAAGCTGATAGCGGTAGTAGGCGCTGTAAATGCCATAGGCGAACTTCGAGTATTCGCGTTCGCATTCGCGTTTCGTGAGCACCCAGCAAGGGATTGGTCGCGTCGGAGCGTCCGGCTGCATTCGGACAACGCGGATCGGAGCGTCCCCGGCCTGTAACTCTTTGAAGTTGTTCGGCAGATTCAGGAACGTGGTTCCCGCTGCCATGGTCAGTTCAGGCGAGGACTGCTTCATGCACGTCCATGACCGGCGTTGTTGGATTTTTTTTAAAGCCCGCTGGCAATAATCGACGTACTCATCGTTGCCTATATCGGTTCGCGAAATTTGGCGCTGAACTCTGGCTAAGAATTCCCCAAAGATCAAGCGACCTCCTTCCATCGTCGATAATTAACCGTCGAGTGGATGGTTGCTACTTTCACTCCCATAATTTTAGCTATTAATTTTTGACGAAGCCCAAGCTTCCATAACTTTCTAGCAATCACAACATCGTGAACCGTCATAATCGACCCTCCTTGCCCTCCATCTAATCTCTTTCCAAACTTTCGGCCAAGGACGGTCTGGGCATGGCGCATGTTTTGACTTGCCGTAACATATTCCAAATTGCCTATATGATTATCCGATTTAATCCCGTTCTTGTGATTGACGTAATGCCCTTCTGGTAATTGTCCTTTAAAAGCCGCCATTACTAAACGGTGTGTTTGGTAAAAAACTCTTATCCCATTCCTGAATAGCCCAGCCCTCAAATATCCATGACTCTCTTTTAGGGCTAAGATCGTATTTCTTCGGACATTTTTTACACGCCCGAAGCTAGATATTTCGTACAACCCTTCGTATCCTAAGATCGTCCTGAATTCCTCTTTCATAGGATGATTGTAGTATCGCTCGTGCCGGATTACATTAAAAAAGCGCCCCCCGTTTCCAGAAAGCGCTCCTTTAAATTAACACCCCAGAACAGGAGGAGAGGAAACTGCGGCGTTAACCCAAATTACTTTAGGTATGTGAATTATACTCTCACACTGCCCGGAGCGCGTTTGCGTCCGCTGGGCTGGTTGATCTTGTCCACTTCCTTCACGTCCTTCATGGCGGGCATGCCCCCGAGGACTTTGGTAAATCCAGGACGCATGTTCGGCGAGGTGATATCGCTCTTGGCCTTATCGGTGTCGGTGGTGGGCACTTTCTTTTTGCCCTCGAATTCTTTTTCGTTGGATGCAGCTTCGTCTTTCATAGTTTTCCTTTTTATTTCAAGCAGATATTGAATGTTTCCGAAACCGCCTGAAGCTTTTCGGCCAGCTCCTTATCCTTGGTCACGAAGAGCGTGTCAGGGAATTGGAACTTGCTTCCGTCTTTGAATGTGATCTGTTCTTTCACGTTTTGATTTTTGACGAAAGCCCAAGTGCCATTCTTGCCATTGGTTTCTGAGGCAATGGCCGACTGGCGGCGGCGGCGAGCATCATCTTCGATTTGTTTTTGGCGAGCGCTGGCTGAGACTTTCGTGCAAGTCGGCGAGGCCGTTTGCATCAGACTGCTCAGCATGGGATCGCTTTTTAGAATTTGGTCGGTTTGTTCGGGTCGAAGCGCTTCGCTCGGTTGAACGACTCGCTTGGGTTTTCTTGGGGTTTCAACTGCCATGGTTTCTCCTGTTTTTATTTATTAGCCGGGAATGATCTTGCTCAGATTATAGGCATAACCGAAGGCGGTCGGGAACTTCAATTTCAGCCCGAGCTTAGCGCGGAACTGCTCCTTGTAGCTGTCCTGTCCGGGAAGCTGGATGTTCGGCTCCAGGAAGAGAGGTTCCATGACCTTCTGCTTGATGAGCTGGAGATCAACCACGAAGGCCCAGCTCTGAAGCGCAACGGAGTCGCGAAACAGAGGATGGAAGGCGAGGCTGATTTCTCCGAAGGGAGTCAAGATGACCGTGATGTTCATACCGAACACGGTTTCCTGATTCATGATGCGGAAGCCCGCAGTGTTGTTCAGCGCATACTGAGTGATGGCCGCATAGCTCAGAGGCCCGCAGAACATCAGCTTGGTATCGCTTCCAACCGTCATGAAGGATTGGAACCAGGTGTAGAGCGCGGAGAGCACCACTCCGGTGCCGCCCTGACCATTCAGCGCGTTAGTGGCATCGATACCGAAATTGTCGATGGCCGACTTGATTCCGCCGGTGTAGTAGATCGTGCCATTGGTTCCGACTGCCGTTCCTTGAATGCCGAGGAAGTAGGACAGCTCAATGCGCTTGGTGATGCGTTCGAGAGCCTGAAGGCGATTTTCCGGCAGCGGGCCCATGACATCCGTGCGGAGGACGCCGTTCTTATAGGCGTTCGACAGGAAGAGGGATTCGTTGTAGGTCTGAATGTAATTCAGATAGCTCGTCGGCTGCTCGTAGGCCGCGCGGCGGGGATTGGCACCTTCATCCTGTGCCGAGGTGATGAGCGTCCAGAGATCGCCGTTGACGATAGCCGCCGCCGTAGTGCCGAAGGCTCCGCGCTGAACGGAGACATTCGCTGTGGTGGGATCGGCGGTGACGATGATGTATTCCTGCGTGCGATTGTTGGACATGACGCAATTGATGGAGAGGAGATCGAAAACAGTTTGATCGCCCGCGCCGTTATCGAATACCAAAGTCGTCGCACTGGAATAGGCCGCGCCCACGGAATAGAAATTGAGGCGAACGGGATCGCGCTCCCACCAATTGAAGGTGATGTTGTCGGCGGGTTCGTTCTGAAGCTGCGCCATCAAACCGAAAAGGGTCGAGCCGACGTTATAGCCTTTGGAATTGCGGACGAGGATTTCTTCCTGCCATTCACCGACGAGATCGGTGTTCTGTGCATTCAGAGTGGTGAGGAGGCCGTAAACATTACCCATAGTATTCTTTCAGTTGATTGCTTTGCTATGGATATAGCTATCTTCTATTTCTTGATTTTCTTCAAATAGATTTCATCTCCTCATAATAAATGATATTGGAAATTCGAGTGTTTACCTCTGAGTTTCGCTCTCCTTGATTTTCCTCTTGAGTCCGAAGGTGTAATTGCTCCGAAGCCTCACTTCGATAGTCTGATAATGCTTTATAGAACCGTCTGCATCAAGAGCCACCGTCCAGACTGCATTGAGACCTGGGCCGTAGTCGGTATAGAAAATCGCCCAGCCATTGCCATGATCGACGATTACCTCAATGGGCGGATCGAGCTGGATTGAATGAGAGGTCATGCCTCATTTGATGGCGATGATCTTGCTCAGCGGCTTTTTGGTCATGATCGCAATGGTTGCATCATCCTTGCCTCTCGCCCGCCAGCGTCTCACGTCACGCTCAAAGGCTGTCTCCAGCCCGCTGCGCAATCTATCGCGACTTTCCTTTTCGAGCATCTCGAATCCTTAGCGAAGGTGCTGAACCGAATCGACCGCCACCCTCTGGAAGCCTTCCCGAGTCTGGACGGGCTTCGAGACTGCCGCTGCCTTATTAGGAGCCTGCCCGGTGATAGGCTTCGGAGCTGCTGCCTTGGCTGGCACAGGTGTTCCATTAGACGTAGGCACCTTCTGCGTGGCTGCTGGTGCGGCTTGGCCTACGGGTTTAACCGTGACACCGAAGCGCTGAAGCACGGCGGGGGTCTGCTCGGCCACGACCTTGATGAATTCCTGCCGGGAAACGGTGCGGGCCCAATCCGGGAACTGACGCACGAGTTCGTGTCCAACGATCCGCGCCGTGTCGATGTGAGGGGCGAGGTCGGGGTAGGACTTCGAGAATTCCTGTTCTGTCTCCCAAGCGGCCACGGATCGCTCGCGTTCAAGTATTGGCGCGATAGTGGCATTCTGCTGTTGGATGATCTGCTCGGCCTTTTGCAGGATAGGGTTGATCTCCGATGCGATGGTTTTCCGGGCAAGGAGCGTGGCGTAGCTGATATTGCGCTGCTGGATTTCGTTGTGAAGTTTTACGGCTTCCGGCCCTCCCGCTGCCAAGATATCGGCTTGCTCAGGAGTGATCTGAGTCCCTGCAAGCGATAGGTCGATGTGAGGGGCCGTCTCTGCCACGAATCCAGCTTCTCGCTGGCGAATGTAGTCCTTCTGCTGCTGCGGCGTCATTTGCTGAGTAGGCTGAATCGGCGCCGCGGGGGCCTGCGGTGCTGGCTGATGGCGCATGGCGAGCTGCTGCCCTTCCAAATATGCCGCCATTTGCTCCGGCGTGTATTCTTTGTCGCCGACTTTGTACTTCTGAACTTGCCCAGGGGCGTTCACTGGAGGTTGCGCTGGCGTGGGCTGCGCCGGAGCCGCAGGGGTAGCTGCTGATGCTTGAGGTGCTGGCGTGGTGGCAATTGGCTTCGCAGGAGTCGCGGACGGAAGAACGCCTTTGCCACGCTCAAATACCGGGCTTCGGTTGATCTTGAGCGCTTCTTTCTCAATCAATGCCTTCACGGATGAGCTGGGCGTGTCCTTGAGTCCGAGAGCCTGCATGGGGCGAACTTCGATGGGGCGAGCGCCTCCCGTGGTGATACCGAGCTTTTCCGCTATGTCCGGCGCGATGGCGCGGGTGGAGGGAATCTCAGCGGCAGGAGACGCGGCAGGCGTTGGGGTCGGTTCGGATTCGGGAGTCGGGGATGAGGCAGGCGCAGCCGGGGTCGGCTCGGGTGCTGTAGCCGTCGTTGTGCCGCCCCCATCGCCATCAGGGATAAGAAGCTTCATCCAATTATTCCATGCGTTTTTCATATGTTTTTCTTTCTGAAGTGATCTTTGTCTCCAACGACTTCGCAGAGATTATTTTTTACAGCTTCTTTGAGCTTTTTTACATTCTCTGATGAACGGTGATAGTCATCGTCGGCGGTAAGGCATTGATACGTACCATCTGCATTGACTCCCTTGGCCTCCTTTTGAGCCTCTCGAATGCGCTCAAGCGAGCTTTTGGGCATCTCACGATCCGCAAATGGAACCGGCAATGGCGATGCCTGTAGTGGGTCGCTTGGAAGTAGTCGCGGCATGTGCTTCTCGACTCCAGGTTTAAAACTAGGGTCTTGATGTGCGTATTTTAGCTCCTCAAAAACTTCCTGGCTGATCTCAGCGGAGCGCTGCATGGAAATCACCCGAGGCGATCCGTCCTCGTTGTAGAATGTGGAACCGATGAGCGCTCGCTGTTGCTGTTTCCATTCCTTCGTGAATCGAACTGGAGCGATGGATTTGTCTTTGATCGGTTCCGGCTCTGCGATTCCCTGCGCAGAGTTTTCAGACTTCTTCTGACCGAATGCGATGCCGAGTTTCGCGCAGATCGCCATCAAAGCGAAGATGGCCCATGTTTTCAGTTTTTTCACTTTTCCTCCTTGTTTTTTGGTGCTCCGAAATTAATTGCATTGGATGCCATGCGTAAGCCTGCAATGACTCCCTGAAGTGTAGTCAGCTCCTCGGCCTTGCAATGCTCCAACTTGGTTCGTGCTGATTCCACCTTGAGGTCTATAAGGGCTCGTGCGATGCGCTTTGATTTCTGACCGTGCCATGAAGTCATCGTTGACTTGATGGCGTCCGGCGAGTCCCCGGTGATCTCTTCGATCTGCTTTATCGTGTGCTCATCCATTGGTATCGGTCAGTGTTTTGAGGTTGCAGAGGATGAGCATCATCCCAATAAAAGGGTTGGTTATGAAGATGAGTGATAAAACGACTGCGGTTGTTTTTGTCATGAATTTTCCGGCCTTATTTGTGGAGGCGAGGCCGTTGGAATTGAGGAAGGCGTTGCGTTTGGCAAACTCAACCCGCCTCCAACCTGCGTCCTGTCTCCTGATAAGCTGATGTTAGGCGCAGGCGGTTGCGGTTGTCCAGCAGGAACCGGCGGCTGCCCTGCGACTGCCTGATTGCCTTGGTTCTGCATGGCTCCCTCTTGCGAGATGATAAAGTTGTCCACTGGCATTCCACTTTGACGGGCAATCCAGAGCACGAGCGCTTTGGCGTCGAGATTTCCGGGGACTCCAGGCGCAAACAAGGCCTGCACCATTGGCGAGGTTCCTGCAGCCTCAAGCAGTCGCGTTCCTGCGGCGACTGCCTTTGCGTTCACTCCGGGCATCGTGCCGTCATGCGGAGCAACATCGAATTGTAATTGAATCATGTCACGATTCAGGGTGACTGATTTCTTGTCTTTGAATTCCGGGCGATATTCGGCGTCATCACCGCGAATACGGATGACGGTTCCGTCCGTCATAAATTGCTGGAAATCTTTTGTCACGCGAACGGTCTGCGGCCCGATGGCCTGCATGTAGATCATGCGAGCAATAGAAGTGAGCCGTCCCGCTGCCATTTGCTGAGCGCTGGCTGAGGTTGAGGCAGGGGATTTGTCATCCGGTTCGCCCTGCATGGCGCTGTTTGCCGCAGTAGTCGTTTCTGCGATTTCAAACATTTGCACCATCTCATTGTAAAAGTTCTTAGTAAAGTCCTGAAGAGGGACTTGCATGATCGCATTGCGGATGTCCTGGACTTCATCGGCTGATTCCGGCTTGAGGGAGATGCCGAGGCCGATCTTGTTCGGATCCATGAAATCCTCGAAATCGACGAGGCGGGGATTGTAGATGAACATGTTCCCCGTCGTGCGGGCGAGCGCTTCCTGATGCTTGTCGTTGAGATAATCGCCCAAGTCTTGCAGACCGCGAATAATCGTCGGCCAGCCAGGGCTGAACTGGTAATGGGCTGATGGCCTTCCTTCGCCTACGGCATAAGGGAACTGATCGTGCTTGTAGGGGCCCTGATTAATCGCGAGAACTTCCTTCCCATTTCCAACGAGGATATTGTAGAACTCGACATCACTGGAATCGTCGAATCCGTATTGCTCGGGGATCAGCTTAATCCAAAGGTTCATGACATCTACGACGCCACCGTCTTTGTTGTCGGCCACAATGGCGTTTCCAGGTACGACTGAACGGGTGCGTTCGTACCGAGTGCGAGACATGAATCCTGCTGCGCTGAAGCCTGCCTGCGTCATTTCTGATGGTATGACAGCATTGTTGCGGGCCTTCTTCTTCAGGCGCTCGATGGCCGTTGGGCTGACGTAGCGCATGTCATCGACGGGTAAGCGCGAACGCTCGTAAAGCTCCATCCATGGAATCATCGTGCGATGGCCCATGTAGCGCATCTCGTCTTGCCGATAAAGCGGCATCATAGGATCGCATATGAAGTCGTAGGGGCTGACGATGTAAAACTTGACGAAACCACCCGTTTCCTTTTTCTGCTTCTTGAATTTCTTGTAGGTCGGTTGCCGACTCGTCATCCGGGCGATGGCATTGACCTTTGGTTCACCAGTGGTTGGGTCGCTATCCTGGAATCCTGCGGCATTAAGCGCGGGCTCGTAATCGAAAGTAGGTTGCTGCTCGCCTGTCGGCTCTCCTGTTTGCTCATCCAAGATGTCTTCCATCTCAGGTTCCTCGATAGGGTCTGCGGTTGTGTCCTCTGCCTCAACTTCAACAAAGTCCATTTCCTCAATTGGTTGCCACTCCTCATACATGACTCCTCGGTTATAGGTTATGATGTCCTGAATCCACAAAAATCCGATGAGGTAGGTTGGCTGCTGGGTCGCATTCCAGATAAGAAGCTGATTGACGAGATCGGCAATTTGCTCGTCCGCTTCATGCCTCGCATCGACTGAATGCGGCGACTGGCTGCCGTAGAGTACCTGTGCGATGAACGTCGCCATCGTCGTGATCTGCGTTGCTGTCATCGGCATGATAAAGCGCCGTGGATGGCCTCGATCCAACTTCTCCAAGTCTTCTCGCGTCAGGCGAGCATAGCAGTTAAAGACATCGTGAGCCGAATCAAACTCGTCGATGTAGTAGTTGAGTGTTTTGGTTCCGGCGTCGATGTAGCTGCTAACGAGCTTCGCCAGCTTGCGCTGAAAGTTTACATCGTGCTCAAGTTTATCAGCGAGAATGCGATCCATTTACCTGATCCAAGGTTGGATGTTATACTTCTGACAGAAATTGAATAGCCAGTCGTTTTTGAGAACCCTGTCGATGAACCACTGCTTCATCCAATCGCTGCGCTGAAAGTAAAATTGCATCATCGAACCTCGCCTACAGGTTGATTCCATTTCTCAATCGCGTCAATCATATTACCGGCCTTGTCGCCGTGTTCTCCGCAGTAGATGCAGACGACGCGCCATGTGAGTTTCCCGACTTGCTGACATTCGACATGATCGAATCCGCATGAAGCGCAGCCGTCGATCTTAGGCAGTTCTCCATCCATTTTTCCTCCCTGCGCAGGGCCTTACTGTTGCGTCCCAACTCCGCCGCCTTGCATGGACACGGCTGGTGCGGGTGCTTGACCTTGAGGCGCTCCTGAGCCGGGGCCCTTTGGGGATGGCATGACCTTCCAAACAGGACCGATGCTTCCGTTGGGGTTGGTGAAGTGCAGCGCGATGGTTCCATTGCCCTGATCGACGCCGATCATGGCCGGGGGCTTGTTCCCAGGTTGAGCCATCTGCGGAAGCCCTGGTGGCGGTGGCATACCTCCAGGCATTGGAGTTGGAGCCATGGGTCGAGCGTTGGGAATGGGCTGAAGCGGTGATGGGGCTTGCGCTGGATTCATTCCGACCAAGCTCTGAGGCATCGTTGGGGCCAGCATATTACCTCTTCAGCGCAACGCCTGCGCTTTTGGGGCTGATGGAGCCGCGACCTTTGCTCATTCCCTTGCTGTCGAAGCCGATCTTGGAATCGAGGTCTTTCTTTTCATCACTGTCTTCGCCTTCCTCGGGCTCCACCATTGTCACATCACTGATGTCCTGGACTTCGAGTTCGCATCGATTGCTATCGTAGCGCGGGGCTCCTGCGCCTTTCTTGACCACGCTTTGCACACGAGCGCGGACGGTGAACTCGTAGACCTCATCGGGCTGCGCATCTTTCAGTCCTGCGGCTTCGATATGCTTGTTCGTCAGCGTGAAGCTGGGGTAATGAATCTTTTCTTGCTCGGCCTTGTCGCGATCCTCGGGGTCGGTCGCCATTACTGCAATTCCCAATCCGCCGTCGAGGTCTTTCTTTTTGATTCCAAGATTGCCCGTTGCCATGACTGAGCTTTGAGCATCAGCCATTTTTCGTCAAGCCCATAATCTCCGCGAAAGTGGCCTGTCCCATCTCGACCATCAGAAACCATTGGCCCTGACGCTGCTCATAAACTCCAATGCGCTGCGAGTCAATGTCACTTAAAGCTCGCATCGGATTTGTTGATTTCGGCTTGGGATGAGCAAGGGCATAGGTCAGGAATCGATCTATGTCCCTGCGCAGGGTTGCTGAGTTGTCGAGATTGACTGGCATAAAATCAAGCGCCAGCGCCAGCGCCATCGCCAGCGCCATCGCCATAGCCATAGCCATCGCCATCGCCATAATAGCCATAGCCAGCGCCATCGCCATAATAGCCATAGCCATAATAGCCATAGCCATAGCCAGCGCCATCGCCATCGCCAGCGCCATCGCCAGCGCCAGCGCCAGCGCCATAGCCATCGCCATCGCCATAGCCATCGCCAGCGCCATTGCCATAGCCATAGCCAGCGCCATCGCCAGCGCCATCGCCATAGCCAGCGTGATTATGATGCCTAGTCTTCAATAAATTTGACATAGGTAGCCTCCGCTTCACTTGTTGTAGGGATAAATTCGATGGCGTTGGTCAGGTAGACCTCGCCCGTTTTATTCAAGCGCCCTCTCTTGATGCCATTGTTTGCCACGGCAGAGAGCGATAGTCCGCCTCCTGTCCATTTCCACAGGCGCAATGCGTTCTTGAGCTTCACTTCCATGCCGTTGACGCTCTCTACGTCTCCAATGTGGACTCCGGCGCTGTATGTGCGGATCAGGCAGCGTCGTCCGAGCATGGGGTGCGGAGGGTTGATCTGGGTTGATTGGTTCCCACCGAATAAGACAGCGAGTTGTTTGGCTTCCTTGATTGTGAGGTCGTCGATGTTCATGTCTAAACTATTACGTTTTCCCGTTATCCAGTCAAGAGCTATCTCACTACCGAGTAATTCGTCGGCTTGGGCCGCTTCCCGTACATATCGTTTTTCTTAATGCTCGCGCTGACGGATTTCTGAACGAGTCTGCCAACTGGCGGATTGCTCTTGGCATCGCCGATCTTGTGCATTTTGAAGACGTTGTGGATCGAGTAGCGGAATACGTCCGCGATGTGATCGATGTTGTCAGCGAGCGATCCCTTGACCGGCTCTGCATTGTCGAGGCCAAATCCCGCTTCCCCTCGCGCCGGGTATCTGTACTTTCCTGAGCACGCCGCAACGATAAGCGGACAGCACTCCTCATCAATCTTTATCATCGGGTTGCCATCAGGATCAAATTCTCCCAGCGCTCGGTTAACTAGGGCGATGCTGGGCTGGTTCTGAATGATGCGGTATCCAGGCGCGATGCCGTGGCTTTGGAGCACTTGGAAGTAGCTGCGCTTATTCTTTTCGATTCCCATACCAGTGACGTTGCGGCCTGATGGATCAGCATAGTCTTTGATACCGGAACAAATCGCCCGATCATTCCAGAACGGAAACATATCGCTTGTGAGTTTAATGGCCGCTTCGCATTGCCGCTCTACGTCGCTACCTTCGATGTATTGTTCGGCCATGAAGTGCAGGTATTCAAAATTATAGGGCCCTCGATCTCCGTAAAAAGTCTTTGAGAAATAAGCCGCCCAACATGTCGCATTGAACACGCCGAAGTCCCAAGTGCGGATGAGATAGGCTCCGGTCGGCCAAGGCATATCCGGCTCTTTGTGCTTTGCGAGATTGAATCGGTAGAAGACGGGATTGCCGGGGTGGGCCTCACTGTATTGGCCTTCGACCATTCGGGCGTACATCGCTGGATTATTCTCATAGCTGCGCTTGAGAGCTTCAAGGTAGCTAAGTCGTGGCGGGTTGGCTGTGGGATCACCTGGATCAAGGTTCTGCGCATTATCTGCCGTCTTGAGATGCCAGAACTCGTAGTCGGGGTATTTGCCTTCCTTGATCTTCTCTGTTTCAATTTCCGCAATCCAATGCGTCGGCCCTGGGGGATTAGTTTCAACAATGCAGTTTCGGTCAGCGACATGCTGATCGAAAGCATCCTTGGCTCGCAAACATTGCAAGGCCATGTCGAAATCCGCCCGCAGGAGCATGTCCGCTTCGATGAGGATGAGCATGGTACATTCCAAGCCTCGAAGCGTGTTCTCGGAAATCTTTTCATCCTTGATGCCGGTGAACTCAATCTTGGAGCAAAACCGATCTCCCGTTGTCCTGATCCATTGCTGGATTTCGCTTTTACGTGGCCCGCGCTTCAGGAACTCCTGCATTTTCTGCCATGCGTAGTAGCTTGGGATTCGCACCTTTGTTCCGCCATCCCATTTCTTAAACAGGCTCGTGTCATCCATAGCCTCTTCGTAACCGTGCTTAATGTAGGTATCGTTGAATGTCCTGATTGAGGTACTGGCCTGACTCTCTTTTGTTTTGCGGAGTACAATGATCCGCGCTCCTGGTATCCAGTGGCCGTGCTTGATGGCGTCTGTCGCTGCGCTCGTGGTCTTGGAACTTCCCCGGCCCCCGATGAGGAACCTAACGTAAGCGTGGGATTGGTGGAACTGCTTGATGCTTTCCGGGGGCTTGTACCAACTATCCAGTCCTTCCTCTGGTTCCATGATTTGTCAGCATAGCGATTCTTGAGTTGAATAGCCAGTCCCCATCTGCTTACTCAGAACCTCTGCAAGCTTCTTGGGCAGCTTTGAGATCACGATGCGCTGGCCGTAGGTTATGTCGTAGAAGCCTGCTTCCGGCTCCCTTACGATATTCTTGATGAAATCTACCGCAGGTATGTTCATGCAGTTTGTGGCGCTGGCCATTTGAATTTCTTGGCTGTTTCGCAATTCACTCGGAATTCTCTCAGTCGCTTCTCTGCCCTGCGCAGGGAAAACTCCTTACCGTCTTCACTTTTCATGCAGAGCGCCTGCCGCTCCCTGATTCCGATGTAGATGGTTTCTGGGCGGTTCATGCTAGCTCTGCTTTCTCGATTGCCTGGATGAGATCATCGATAGTTTTAATTTCACCGATCTGAGCGGGCTCCAGTTCGATTGAGAAGGCGTCCTCGATGTCGATGGCGAGCGCGGCCATGTCCAAGCTATCGAAGCCGAGCTTCTCCAAGCGGTAGTCTCGCCCTAGCTCATGCGGGCGCAGGCCGATAAAGTCCCCGACGATGCGCTTGACCTTGATTTCGATGTCCTCCGGCATTTACTTTGGTAAGTATCCCCTCACGACACGTAAGAGGCTTCTGGTTTAAGGTTTCGTTCTATCTCGTAGCGATGGGTGATGTGCCAGCCGCGATAGCCATTCTGCGGGCAGAATTTCTCCGTGAGATATTTGGAGTAATCCTCGAAGTCGAGCCAGCCAAAGCACCCACAGGCCGTACAGAAGACGAGGCTGTTAAAGCAGGCGATCCAGTGCGTGTGGCGATAAGAGACGACCTTAGGTACACCAGGGTCAAGCCAGCGGCCTTCCCACTGAACGCGAGCGAGGCCGTCTTTGGGGGTTCCGGTTCGTGTATTCAACCCACGCTCGCGAGACCATTTCATCCGGAGCAAGTTCAACCCGTTTTCCATCATCGACGGATTCGTGTACCGCTTGAGATCGAAGCCGATGAGGACTTTGGGCATTTCGTCCAGAGGCTTCCAAGAAACCACGGCCAAGGCATTCGGCCCGCAGTTGGCTCCCCAAAGCTCGTAAGCTTTCTGTTGTGTCTCGGACGTGAAGTGGATAAATGGAGGTCGCGTCATAGTACGTGTTCAAAAGGGATAGTTACCTTTACTTTTTCCTCTCGTTGTAGTTTTGAACTGCTAATTCAAATCTGTGCTTAGCCATGTCGTGAGTCAAGGCGATTGAAGGCGAGATGCCGAAGAGCATGGCCGCATCCGGCTCGATGGCTTTGGCTCCGTTACAAAAGTCCACCATGGAGTTGCCCGTGGGCTTCTTCCTTCCTTTGTTGCAGACGACCTTCGCATTGTCGTAGTCCTCTTTGCGCACGATGAAGAAGATTTCAGGGTCTTCGCCTTCCGGGATGACGACACCGAGGTTGCAGAGCATCATTCGCATCTTCTCCTTGTTGACCTGGTAGTACTTCCAGTATCGGCCTAAGAGATCGAACCATTTGATGGAGTTGATGCGATATTTGCAGAGGTCGATTTCATATTCGTTGTTCACGCTGCCTCCGTTTTTACTTCCAAGGTCTTTGGAAGTGGTTGTGGTATTCTGGGTTGACTGGATTCCTTGGGAAAGACAATTTTATAGAAGTTCTGCTGAGTTGGCATTCCGGCTGTATCTGGCGCTGTAGAGGCTCCGCTATCGCAGGTGGCGTGACCTGCGATCTCCTGCGTTGTCCTAGCCATGCGCATGAGGTTACTGATCTCTTTGCCATGCTCTGAGGCTAATATCGGATTCTCATTTTCAACAGCCTTCTTGAATTGGCTGGTATGGTAATCCATCAGCTCGTGCCATCGCTCCCGAGCTTTGCGTGCCATGGCCAAGAACTCCTTACGCTCATGGTCGATGACTTCCATTGCTGTTGTGCTTGTCGGAATCAACGCCAGAAGGCAGGGCATAAGAATGCTCAGCTTCTTCTCCCACCCCTCTCTATTTGCCCTTACATTTAAGGTTCCAGGCTTCATCCCGCATTCCTCGCTGATGAGCAGGTACGCCTCCTTCTGCGTCATCTTGTCGGCTACTCTGCATTTGGCGTAGAGGTAGGCAGCATGGACTACATCAAAGTAGATTTTTTTTCCTCTCTTTGGCATTTATTTACTCGTATTAGGATTCCTGAAGATGTATTCGCACTTGCGCCCGAGCTTGGTTAGCCGTCATTTTGGAGTGCGGCAAGGAACGCAATCGCTGCATCCTCTCTCTTAACTTCTTTGGCGCTCCTATCACCGACATTGAGTGGAGATAGGCAGCCTCCCCTTTTTCGTCGCTCATGTCGTCGCACTGAGTACGAAGCTTTGCTGCCATTTTTGTAGCACGGGAAGTTTTCATCTTCAAAAAGGAATGTCGTCATCCTTCGATTCCGGTGGCGCGTCTTCTTGGTACCGAGGATTATTCGATGGCTTAGGCCTTGATTCTATCACCCTGCCGTTACCAAGGATAGGGCCTTGTCTGCCCCTGTCTCGTTCTGCCTTGCAAAGACCCTGGGTGACGACGAAATCGTTCCCGTATTGGTCTCTGCCGTTCTTTCTGTCCAGAATGAGAACGTCGAGGTACTTGGCTCCGTTCTTGCCTGAGATGAGATATTGCTTGTCGATTTTGGTTACGTCGATGCTGATTGAGATCATTGTTCCTCTCCTTGGTTTTTTTGGATTTGCTTCTGAATCCGGTTGAGCAGCGACCCCGTAGGGCCGTCCTGTCTGCGCATCCCGCCTCGGATAAGGTCTGATGGCTTGGGTGAGCGAATGCCTCCGCACTCTTGGCAGTAGTAAGTCTGATGGATTTCTGATGAAGCTCCGGGATCGCGATGCTGCACTGTGGCTGTTTGGCAGGTTGGGCAATGGGCCCAGATGTAGGAGGCGTTCATGAATGCTCCTCTTCAAATCGGATCGAGATTGCCCGCGAAGGTATCAATGAATGTTTTCTGTGATATTCTATTTTTCTCGGTCTATCGGAATTATTCTCAAATCTGCGCAAGCCCCAACGCAAAAGAAGTCGCCTTCCCCGAAGCAAACCTCGGCTTGGCTTTTTTACAAATGGCATATCAAAAACAGGATGGCAGCAGCTTAGATAGTTCAATGTCCTGCCTCGAATACTGTGCATCCTCCATGAGTGGTCTGCGGTCAATCGTTCTTCTCGGTAACCCTTGATTACCCATGGGATATTGATAAGAGGATTCATTTCAATTTCCTCCGTAATCGATTGCGCCATTGTCGTTTATGATGAAGCCTGTGCGCGGACGGTGAATGCCAAGTCGTGAAAGGGAAGTGCCTTTTATTGATCGAATAATCCAACCGGAGGCTAGTTCCGTTTCTTCCTGCATGTCCCCATAGCCAATGCGACCAAGGGCGCCATAACTTTGAATACTAGGGTTCATGATTCAATAAATTCGATTAGGACTTTTACTCTCTTACGCCTGTTGGTTAATAGGACTTCGTGAGGGCCTGTTCTAGCTTTCATGAAGTCTGTGTAAATTTCTGGATGAATTTTCTTGAGCGCCTCAAATCGAGGAGCCTGAGTATCTCGTATTATTCGCAATTGAAGATGAGCAATCTCATCAGCGAAGCAGTCTTGTAAAAGATCAAGAGCTTTTTCTTTTGTCATGCCATAACTCCATCTGGATAAAGTTTGATAATGTCGTACCAGCGCATGTCGAGTAACTGACTCTCAATAGCTTTCTGGCTGATCTGGGAAGAGATCAGAACTGAGACCATTCCCAGCCAACTCTTCAGATCATTCGGTGACATGATCGTGAGTCCATGAAGCTTCTTGCCTTGGTAGCGAGGATTGCTGTCAACGATGCCGACGATGTTGCATTTCGCTAAAGGCGACGTGGCCAGTAATCGAAGCGTGTGCGTTCCTGCGCCCCATACGATGATGGCCTCCCTGCTTATGGCGAGCGCTTCCAATTTCTCATGCACTTCTCTTTCCCTGCGCAGGGATTGCTCGATGTAAATCACTGTCGCTTTCTCCGCCTCCTCGTCCCGTTTCATTTCCGTTGTCATGCAAATAATGCTCAGGGTTGGCTCGATGTTCGTCTCGCTGAGCTGGCGGTCGATCTGCTCACATTTATCGATCCTGAATCCATTACGGATCATCATAGCCTCAAATGACTTCGGACTCCAGTAATTGATGTGCTCCATGCTAAATAAACTGAAGCCTGCGCCGGAACAATCTTTGTAGCGCGTGATGTCAGGGACTTCGATGTAAAGCCTCGCTCCTGGCTCCATGAGGTTCCTAATGATCTTGAGCGCTCCATCGACATCCATGACATGCTCCAGTACGCTTGTCATGACGATGAGATCGTATTTGCCTTTCCAGTCTGTCAATTCCTTAATCGTCTTTTGATATGCGCAAATTCTGTTTTTTTCTGCCATTGCCACACACCTTTCTGAAGGGTCAAAGCCCACAAGATGAAGGGCTCCATTTTTCCTGACTTCATTTAATAGCCCTCCAATCGAGGAGCCAA